TCAGAAGTCCCAGTCGTCGTCCTCGGTCGCCTCGGCCTTGCCGATGACGTACGACGAACCCGACCCCGAGAAGAAGTCGTGGTTCTGTTCCATGCCAGATTTCGCGGGCCGGATACGCGTGGAAGCCCGTGATCGAGCGGATGACGACGAACTAGGGTCGACGTGGCGGAGCGTCAAGTGTGGGCAAGATGTGGGCATAGCCCATGACGCGCATGCGTGCTCGCTTGCATCCTGCATGCGTGCACGCTATCGTCGTGCACATGAGCACGAGCACCATTAGGCCGGTGGCGGTGAGTATGGCCCTCAGAAGATGAGGAGGGGACAACGGAGTCCCCGCCAACGGCACGAAGCACCAGGATCACCCCGACCAGCTACCTCACCACGCGTGAGAAGAGAAGCCCCCGACTCGCCGAGCGGGGGCTTTCTTCATGCGGCGCGGCGACCCTCGCGCGCGGATCCGGCCGCAGAGCAGCGGGTCCAACCGGACGCCTTCCTCCGACGTTACGGCGTGGATCAGGAGCTGGTAGTACCTGGCCGGCGGGAGTCCGAGCTCGTCGACGATCAGCATCTCCTTGTGCGACGTGTGCCGGGGGTGACGGTTCTCGAAGTCGAACAGCTCTTGGACGGTGGGCATGTGGACAGTGTCCGCGGGGGTTCCGACGTAGCATCAGCCCAGCCGGGTCACTGTTGCTGTTGCGGTGCCGCCCTCGAAGACGACGGAGCATTCGAAGGTGTTGCGCAGTGCGGCGCCGAAGCTGTTCTCAGCGTCTACTTCCCCAGTGACACGGAAAGTGGTTCCTGACCCTACGGCTTTGGTGCCAACGAACTTTGCGGTCGATGGCGCCTTGAGGGAACGTTTCACGGCGTTCTCGCACGAGATCTGCGCGAGGACGGGACGGTCGCGGGCTTCATCTCCGGAGGTGTCGCGTGTTGCGCTGTAGACGAGGAAAGCGACGACTACGGCCGCAACGATGCCCAGACAACCAAGGCATCCCCCTAGACCCCCGGCGGGTTTCTTTGGCCCGATGCCGCCTTTGATGCTGTCCATCTTCGGGTTGTAGTCGTCTTGCGCCATTGCCGCCCCCTGTACGTACGTCCAGCACATCCTACGAGGAAGGCATCTCCTTCGCCGCCTCTAGGTTTAGCCTCACCAGCGGCGGTGTGCGCCTCACTGACGCACGAAACGCCCCTCCCAGCACACACAGTGCGGGAGGGGCGGTGATCGTTTCGGTGGGGGCGTCTACTGTTCCGGGTCATGGGTTCGGTGAAGGTCACGGCAGGGAAGCTCGAGGAGACGCTCGCGAGGGTGCCGCCGGTCACGTTGCCGACGCCGGCGTGGGGCCCGCAACCGATCGGATGGTTCACGGGGACGCGGCCAGTGTGGGTGTGGGTGTCGTGGCGTGACCGGCCCGCAACACGTGAACCCGGGGTCGCGCGGGGAGCGAACGACCGGGTCGTGATGGTCAGCATCGACGTGGGCGGGGACCACTGGGAACCCGTCGTCTGGCGCAACGCCGTCACCGTGCGGGGATGAACGACGAAACGCCCCCGACGTCACCTCACAAGGGAGGGAGGCCGGGGGCGTTGTTGTCTAGTAGGCCGCGAGCGCGGACAACAGTGACTGATCTTCGATAGCGATCCGGCGGGCCAGTTCTAAGCCCACGTCAGACCGGACGTACTCTCTGCCACCTCGGCTGACCGTGGGTGCGTTCTCGAAGGCCAGAGGCCACGGCGACGACGGCCACGTGTTCTCCATCATCGTGGTCCTCCCGGTCACCCGGCCACGAACGAGGCAGAATCGAACCGTGCCACGGTCCCTGCGGCGGTGAGGCCATGCTTCTTGTTCGTCGCGAACGTCGAGTCGGTGTAGGTGATCCGTTCGGTGCCGTTGAGGCTCACGGAGATCGAGTTGCCGGACAACACCACCGAGAGGGTGTCCCCGTTCGCGAACGTGAGCCCCGTAGCGGACCCCACCAGCGTTCCCACCCCGCCTGCGACCTTCCGCAGCTCCAGGGTGGTGCTGTTGGGTTGCACGTAGAACAGGTTCGACGCGTCGAAGATGCGGAACGCAACGCCCGCGAAACTCGCCGTCACCGACATGACCGCCGTGAGCGTCCCGTTCTGCGCACCCGTGTCAACGAACGCGTATCCGCGGGACGCGGGAGTGGGACAGTACGCCGCGTTCCCCGCAATGCCCCACACGCTGCTGTTGATCGTCTGCCAGGTCTTCCCGTCGGTGGTGGTGCCGAGGGTGGTGGACGAGTCGGTGCGGTTGAAGTCGTCGGTGAACCCGGTGGACGCGGAGACCGTGCCGGCGAACGTCTGACTGTTCGTGCCGGCACTGTTCGACGCGCGGATGGTGACCGTGTACGACCCGGCCGCAGTCGGGGTACCGGAGATCACACCAACCGAGGACAGGGCCAGCCCTGCGGGCAGCGCACCCGAGGTGACCGTATAGGTCAGCGGTGGCGTGCCGGTCGCGGTGAGCGCCTGCGAGAACGACGATCCGACGAACATGGAGTTCAGCGCGGTCGTGGTAATCGTCGGCGCGGTGATCGTGCCGCCGCTGTAGTCCCCGTACGGGAGCGGGAGCGCGTCGTGCAGGGCGGTGGCATAGTCCTTGTGCCCAAGGGTGCCGAAGTGAACGGTGGTGGGTGCGGCGGGCGGGTAGTACCCGTCCGCGACGGCCTGTGTGCGGTCGGAGATCACCAGGTGCCCGGGCCAGTACGCGACGTGATCGTTCGCATCGCTCAACTCCCGCGCCGCCGTCTGGTAGGCGGACTCCGGGATCGCGAACGCCTCGCCCCCGTTGATCGGAGGAGACGACGCGAGCAGCACGCACGCACCGCCCGCGACGGCTTCGGTGATCGCTTCCTGGATCTGGGTCTTCCACGTGGCGATCGGTGTCTGCGCGTACACGTCGTTCGTGTCCAACTCGATGACCACCATGTGCGAGTACCCGGATAGAACCGACGCCTTGATGTTGCGAGTTCGCGCCGTGCCGGTGGCTGCGCCAGCAATGTCATACGCCTTCGATCCAGGCGCGCCGACCCGGTTCACGATCACCCCGGTGCCGCGGTGAGGGACCACCGCGAACACGTACGCGCCGTTCGTGGACCCGCCGGGGTGGCTGACCGTGATGTCGTGGGCGACGTCGGTGAACCCGGTCAGCCGCATCACGTTCAGCGTCCCGGACACCACAGTCGTCGTGCCGGCGTCGGCGACGGTGGAATCGACGGTCACCTTCGGGCGCACCGGGGTTGTCACGCCCGAATCTGAGCCCCAATAGAACGCGTCCAGCGCGGTGAACCGGCCCGCGAACGTCGAGGGGATCGTGATCGACGCGGCCCCCGCCGCGTAGAGGTTGTACCCCCCGTACTGGAAACCACCCGGCGTCGACACATAACTATCGAACGGCCCCAGCGTGGGCGAGAACGCCGGTGCCGGCGAAGTCGACAACGAAGCGACCCCGTACGCCGAGTACAGGCCGAGGAAGTTCTGCGCCACCGCCTGCCGGTTGTCGCGGGCGAACAGCTTCCGCAGCACCACGGGCCACGCGTTCTCCCGGTACAGACCGTTCGGGTCGACCATGCCACCGTTGACGTCGTCGGATCCGATACCCCAACCGATCGAGTGAGTCAAGCACGTGATCACCGCAGGAGTGATGTCCTGCCGCCCGAGGGCCGCGGCCAGTCGGGCGAGCTTCTGCACGTTGTATATCCGGTTCGCCCGAAGTGCACGCGCCTGCCCCTGCGCGATCTTGGGCGCCGCAGCGGACACCCGCGAATCGATAAGCTCAGGAGCCGACGCGCCCAGAACGAAGATGGAGTCCGCTGCTTCCTTGGTGTAGATGACAGGTCCAGGCATTTTGTCCGCCTCACAGAGTCAGGGTGCCGTCACCGTTGTCGGTGAATGAGCCAGGGTTCAGGGTGATAGTGCCGTCGCCGTTGTCGGTGTATCCGCCACCCGCCCCAGCCGCGGCTATCGCACGGGCAACAGCGGCGCCTACGGGAGTGTCGGGGTTGTCCGCGTCCGCCGCGACGGTGTCGTACTGCTGGCCGAGGATGTCAAGCTTCTCGGCTGTGACGGCCTTGGACGGGTCCCCGTCGCGCCACTGCGGTCGAGAGAACGGCATGTGCGCCTCCTACACGGGGTGATGCCGACAGGGTGACGGCTGGGATGACGACGGGGTGATGCGGGTGAAAGCGGGGTACGTGAGAGCGGCGGCCGCCCAGAGGACGGCCGCCGCGAGCAGGAAACGGATCACTCGTTGTGTCCGCCAGGCGCCCGGTAGCGGGCCGTGTGCGGGTCGATCGCGTCCTGATACTCCGTGCGCGTCACAGTCGACGGGTCGGGCGCGTACGCCGGCAGACGGGCGATTCCGAGGAGCCACCCGAACCGGGGCGCGACGTACAGCTCAAGCAGCCGCACACCGATGTAGTACACGCCCTGGAACGCGCCCGTGATGACGAGGGTCAGCGCCACCTCGAACTGGTCGTCGAGGGTGATGCCGGAGGTGACAGCCCATCCGATAACGGCGCCGACGATGATCGGCACGAGGGTACGGACGATGGAGTCGAACAGAGCCTTCATGGCGGGTGTCCTTTCAGACGTCGGCGTAGGAGCCGTTGGTGATGAACCCGTGCTTGCCGCAGCAGTCGGGCCAGATGACGGAGGCGGTGATGGTGAGTGGTTCGATCTGCACGAGCGTGTGCGCACGGTGCCCCGAAGGTCGCCATCCGAATCGCTCGCCCGGGGCGACCGTCTCGGGGCCGAGGATCTTCCCGCAGTCGTGCCACACCCACAGGCACTCGATGGCGTGGATGTGCCCTTCGGGCTCCTCGCACGTCCAGGAGTAGGCGACCCCGTTGCCGAGATCACGCGAGAACTTCGGCGGCTCGATAGCGGCGCGTGCGCTCATGGCTGGGGTGTCCTTTCAAGACGAAGACCCCGGGGCACCCGGAGTCAGGAGGTGTCGCGGTCTGGCCGTGACGGGTACGGGTCGAGCTCGTCCGGGTCGGTGCAGGGCGCGTCGATGAACCGGCGGCGGGCGAGCGCGAGAGCCTCCTCGAGGATCCGCACCCACCGTTCCAGCCAGCCGACCCGCGCGATTGCGACGTCGCGCTCCACGCGCGCCTTGTCGCGCTCGGCGATCGCAGCGTCGACCTCCGCACGCCGCTTCTGCAGGTGGCCCTGCCGGGCGTCGCGGACCCAGTCGAGGATCTTCACGAGCAGACCACCGGAGGTGATCGCGATGATGAGCTTCACGAGGTCTTCGATGGTCACGTGGCGCTCACCTCCGGGGCTCGAACGTGTACTTCCTGATCAGCAGCCAGCGGACGAAGAAGAGCCCCGCGCCGAGCGCGATCCACCCCATCTGCGTGAGGCGCGACCCGGACTGCGAGAGCTGCAGGGACAGGACGACGATGAAGTAGATCGCCGCGCCCAGCCAGATCATGACGATCGAGAGTCGCTCAGCGAACCACCACCCGGGGAACACCGTCAGCAGGCCGCCGAACGCGCCCATGATGACGAACCCCGCCCACACAGCGGTCAGCGGCCCACCAAGCGCACCCTCGATCGACTGCGGCGGACGCAGGAGGGTCACGAACCCCGTCAGCAGCGCCACCCCGTAGAACACGAAGTACGTGGCCTTCAGGTGCCGGGGTTCTGTGATCGACTCCCACACGCGCCGCGCGCGCAGGATCACCATCATCCGACCCGCGACAGGTAGGCGCGGACGATGTCGTACTCCGCGGTGAGCATCTGATCCGACCCGTTGTTGTTGAAGTACCGCTGGATCAGCGACACCTCGTACGGGTTCGCGATGTGTGTCCGCTTCCCCGTCTCCGAGTTCGTCAGCCAGATGCCATGATCACCGTCAGCGAGCGGCAGCAGCGTGTACTTCCCGTAGTCGCCGCGCGCGTCGAGCGCCTTCTTCACCTCCGAAGCAACGATGTCGCGGACACCGTTGAGGATGTCTTCCTTCACGCCCATGATCTGCTCCTCCTCCGTGACCACACGGGTCGCGTTGTTCGATGTAGCTGCGGGTGCCCCACTGCGAGGGTTCTTGTCGATGACGTGCCACGGCTCATCCGGGTAGCCCCGATCGGGCTGGATCATCCCCGGCGTGAGACCGACAGCACGGCAGTCTTCGTAGAACGCGGCACGACCGCCGTGCTTCTCGTACACCCACGCCCAGTTGCCATAGTCGACCGCGAGGGTCTCGATGCCCTCCCAGAATCCGCCGTGCGACGAAGTGCGCGGTGTGGCTGCGCCGATGCCCCAGATGCGTCGGGCGATCACCTGAGCCGCGTACGGTCGGTAACACGACCACCCATCCGAAGGTTCCAGCCACCGTCCCGTCCGGTCGAACGCGCGCTGCAACAGCGCCAGGTGCCGGGCGTACGTGCCGGGGGTGAGACCCCAGAACCAGTCACCGTCGATGCTGTTCCACCCTCGGCGGAAGATGACCAGATCACTCTCGGGGATGTCCCCGTTCTTCCATGCCATGGCAGGTTTCCTCTCCCTCGGTCAGTTAGACCGCGCGGGTCCACTCCATGTCCACGAGCACGACCATCCCGTCCGCACCAGAATTCGACGCCACCGCCGACGACAACCAGATCTGGAACAAGCCAGCCGAGGTGACTCGCGCCCACCCCCACACCGTCGTAGTCCCGGAGAACACGATCGGACAGAAACCGTCCGACCCAGCCGCCGGCCGCCACCCCACCGGAACGTTGCCGACCGTGTACAAGGTCGTCGCCGAGAAGTTCGTCAACGACGTCGTCGTGAACGCGCCCCGAAGTCCTCCGCGGGTGCCTCGACGGCGGAGCCGCAGCGACTCGTACAACCCGTGGTCTGCGTAGAACGACTCCGCGTACGGCACCGTCCGGGTCTCCTCGAACGCCCAGATGCCGTTCTCCCGCACCGCGAGGACGTCGAGGTCAAGACGGTACGCAGTCGCACCGTCAGCCGGCGTCCACGCGTCCATCTCTGCCTGATTCCTCAGCCACACCGTGCCACCCGCCATCGCGGTGAACGGTGCCGTCTGCGTGATCACGACCGTCTGCGTCGTCAGGTCGCCGGACGTGACCACCGCAGTGGCCAGCTCGAGCGCGCCGGCCGGGATCGAAGGCTTCGACGGGGACGCGTTCGCGACCCCCTGCGTCACCCCGAACAGCGGCGCCGTGCCCGTGTCACTCGCGAGAGGGAACAGGCACCGCACCCAGATCACGTCGATCCGGGAATTCGATCCCGGCGCCGCGGTCGTCGCGACGGTGGTGATCGCGTCGTTCGCGACCCACTCCACACCGGCACTGTTCCGCGCGGTCACCGCGACGAACGGCGCGATCTGGTACGTCATGCCCAGGTCGGCGGTGCCGGTGACGATCGGGTCCGTCGAGAACGGCACCACCCCCACACGGGACACCCCGGCGGCGGAACGGACGGCCATGCCCGCCTGGATGCGACGCCACGCAGCAGCGGACAGTCCAGCGGGCGCCTCGGTGGGAAGGGAAGGGGTGAGCATGACGCCTCCTAGGCGGTGTTACCGATGCGACCGTCGCCCGCGGTCCACGTGACAACGCGGCCCGAAGCGGACGACAGGTTCGTCGTGAGGATGGAAGGCATACGCACCACACCGCCGGTCTGGCCGATCGTGACGTCCGGCCCGGCGAGAGCCGCCGCCACCTGCGCGGCGACGATGTCGTCGATGTTCTCGTTGATGAAGTCGGTGATCCGCTGGTCCAGGTCGCTGACAAGGATCGTGAGCTGTTCCTGCTGTGCGGTGAGCTGCGCCTGCTGCTCCGCGATGACCGTCACCGCGGCCTGCAGCGCCGAGACAGCGTTGTACTGCTGCGTGCCCGTCGGGGACTGCAGCTCCTTGACCGCCGCGCGGAGACGGGCGATCTCGTCCGCGAGACCCTCGAGGTCTGTGCGGGGAGGGGACGGGTCAGCCATCAACCCTCCTCGTCGTACGTGGCCCCACAGGTCACCTGGATGAAGTCCGACCGGGACGAACCCGAGAGGCCCACGATCCGCCGCTTGTACGAGCCGGGAGGCAGGTAGTCGTAGATCGGGTCGAGGGTCGTGTCCCCGGTCACCACACCCGGGCCAGTGAGCGTCCCCGGGCCGGTGAGGAGGCCGAGCTTGATCTGCTGCCGCTCCGACAGGAACAGCTCCGCCATGTCGCCGCACCCGTACTCGTACGGAAACGGGGACTGATCCCCCGACGCGTCGAACGACCAGAACTCCCACGGCTTACGCGCCGTCCGCAGAGCCTCCACGTTCGCGGAGTCCAACGTGCCCGTGTCCTTCGCCGTCGTCGACACGTCAGCATCCAGATGCAGCAGCGGGAACCCCCGGTCGACAAGGTACGGGTCGTACAGCATGCGCAGCAGCGTCGTGTCCGACGAACGCCCCGCGGCCGCCCACGACACCGACCCCATGCGGGACGGGTCGAGCTGCACCCCCACACCGGTGACGTCGTTCGGCTCCCACGTCAACGGCACCTCACCCTGCAGACGCGGGCGATCCTCCGTGCCCGACTCGTACACCCACCCGAACGAATCCGAACCAGTGCGGACAAGCCGCACACGGATGTCTGGGCCGTTCTCCTGGTTCGACAGGTCAGTGAGCGCGGCACCGACTTTCTTCCGCTCAACAGCCGTGTACGACTGCTGGCGGATGCCAGGCCGGTCGGGGTGGAACTCGATCGGGATGTCCGTCCACCCGGGCCACAGGCACGCCTGCTGCACCAGCCGCTTCCCGATCGTCCCGTGATCCACACCCTCGATGACCGTGTCGAACCCCTCGGCAGGTTTCCCCTCAGGCGCGAGCCAGTCCGGCGCCGCAGCACCCAGAAGACCCGGCGGCGGCGGGAGCACCGGCACACCAGCGAGCATGTGCCGGAACCCGCGCGCGGTGACCTTGAGCGAGCTCCGGTCACGGTCGAAATCCTGCGGCAGGATCGGCCCGCCCAGCAGGTGCCCTCCGGCATCCACCGCGATCGAGTGCTTCCACGGGGTGAACAGGTTCCGCCACCCGCGGATCCCATCAACGAAGTGGACGTTGACGGTCTCGGCGGTGTTCGACTGCTCCTGCCAATCGTGCTCGTCGGGCTCGACTTCCTCGAGCAGCGCACCCCCACGGGTCTCGAAGACGAAGAACCGGGTCACCACCATGCGTGATCCACCTTCCCCGCCATCATCGGAGACCCGACCGGGTCAGTCACGTCGAACTGGAACGTCCGCGAGAACCCGCCCGGGATGCTCGTCCACTCACGGAACCGCAACCACCGGGACACGTCCTGACCGCCGAGCGTCGCCCGACCTTTCTCGATCACGACCGACTGGCCGGCGGGGATGGGACGTTCGAACCCGAACCGGGCGCCCGTCTCCACGCACGTGACCAGCGCGGACGAGAACCCACCCGACAGCACGAACGACGGCGACGACGGCGCTTTCCCATCGTTGGGGAGCAGCACACGCCCGCTCGAACCACCACCGGGCCAGACCGCCGTCCAGACCACCGGCCAAACGACACCCTGACCGGCAGACGGCGGGCCCGTCTCCACCCACTCCCCCGTCGAATACCGGCGGGGATCGGCCGCGCGGAAACGCACCTGATAGACCGCGGTCTTCCCGTAGACCAAGATGCGAACGTCGGGCTCGCCGACACGTCGCACCATCGCCCACTTGACGCCGGCCGGCTCCTCCACGGTCAGGAGCCCGCCCTCCCCGCCGGCCAAGACCGAAGACAGGGCGTTCATGCGTTCGGCCTGATCCAGGCCATCCTCTGTGTGGATGACACCCTCGACCGTGATCGTGCGTGCCCCCAGAAGACCGTCCTTCGGGAACTCGCCGTGCTGCTGAGGGCGCTCGATGGTGGGCAGACGTGTCGCAACGCCCGCCCACCACCCGGTGAGCCCGTCCTCGCTGATCGTGTACGTTGCCGGGCCATCTGTCCCATCGAGCGTCAGACCGCCTACGTGCACTCTCACCATCACGGACTCCTTCGTGCGGGATAGAGCCCGGCATTGGCTGCTACGTTCTGCCACATGTACTCATCTGCCGCTGCATCCACGGGGCTCGTCGTCACGGCGCTCATCGTCGCCATTTCCCTCCTGGCGCTGTACTTCATCGTCCGAGGGGCCGTATCGGACGGGATGAAGAACTACGCGCGCTGGCGAGAGGAGACGGGGCGGGACGTGCCACCCACCACAGATGGCAGCGCACCACCCGCCCCGTGACCCTCAGGCCGATCGCATCGCGAAGGAGATTCGTTCACCCGCGATCCGCCCGACCTCAGCCTCCGACATCCCCGGCTGCGGGTAGATCTTCAGGTCGATCGGTCTCTGCTCCTGCACGACCGGCGCGGAGACAGGACTCGCGGAGACGTAGGAACTCATGTACTGCGGGCTTCGATCCACGTAGCCACCGTTCGCATACCCCTTGATCGGGGGCATCTCCCCGCCAGCATTCATGTGCTCCAGCCACGCCCGATTGCGAGGCTTCGCAACCTCACGCGAGCGAGTGACGAACTCGCCAGTGGCGAGTGCGTACACGACGTTGTCGCGGTCAGACGGCGGGCCCGGAATGATGCCACCCATCGCACGGCCGGGTCGGATGCTCGTGGGATCGAGCGAGTCCGTGACCGTGTTCAGGCGGATGGTCGTGCCGTTCCACTGGTTGTAGATCGCGGTGAGCTGAGCATTCACTCCCGAGGTGTCCACCTTCAGGTACGGCGTGACGTTCTCGATGCGGAGCTTGTACTCCCTCATGATCTGCTCGACCGTGGCCTGACCGCTGGCCAACTTGCCAGCGATCTCAGACGCAGCACCCTGTCCCAGTTGCGCGGCCGCCGCCGCCACAATCGGTGACGCATTCGTTAGGGCGCTCGTGAAAGCATCCGTACCGCTCTTCGACCGCTCGCCGAATGCTTTCTCCATCACGGCCAGCTGTTCGTCGCTGGCATTGACCAGCTCCGCGACGAGAGGAGCACCTTCCGGGCCGAGAGATGCCAGCTCAGAGAGGACACCTTCCGATACGCGCCCGGAGAGCAGGATCATGTTCTTTTCCCACTCTGTCTGCGCATCGATCTGCTTCTGCAGTTCGGTTATGTAATCAGCCAGGTTGACGGAGAAACCGTCGTAGTAGTCCTCCCACGAATCACCCGAGTCTTCGGTCTTAGCCGCGGTGTCTTCCGCCCACTCGCGCTGCTTATCCTGCATCGCGGTGAGTGCGTCACCGAAACCGATAAACCGCTCGTCACCGCCAGCTAGCGCCTCGAAGAATGCCTTCTGGGCATCCGTTGCTTCCTGCGTAGCCGTGGCCACGTCACCCTGAGCGATCTCAAGCAGCTTCGTGGACTTCGCGGAGGCGTCGAGCCCCTCGACCTGCACGCCGGTGCTGTTCGCCTGAGCGATCAGCGCGTCGCGGAACTCCGGCATCCGGTCGAGTAGGTCCTTCTGCTCCTGGTCGGTGAGATTGAACCCATCCGCCAGGACACGGAAACCATCCTGAGCAGCTGGAAGATCCGTCGCGGCCAGGCGTCCAAGCTGCTCGCCTAGTCGCCCGAGGTTCGCATCGAGCTGCTGAGCCTCGATGTCGAACCCCTTGAGGAAGGGGTTACGGGCGATGATGTCTAGCTTCGCCTTGAACGTATCGGCGTCCTTGATCGCTCCCGACAGGAACGAGATTGGCGTCCCCTTGTCCGAAACGGCGAACAGCTCCGCCGGGCTGGTGGCGTTGCGGATGACGTTCTCGTACTCTGCGGATGTGGCCTTCAGTTTGTCGAGAGCCTGCTGCAACGCGGCGACGCCGACAGCGCCAGCCGCGAGACCAAGGCCCCATGGCCCGCCGAGGAAAGACACGAGGCTGCTCATACCGCCACGCATCCGGCTGACGCCGTTCACTGTCGCCTCTGCCGCTCGAGCGACACCCGGTAGCTCCGACGCGCGGAGCGTGGTCAGGGCGGCGTTGAAGGCCGCGATCTTCGGCACGGCGATCAGGAACGCCCCGCCTGCCAGCGCGGCCCCACCCGCGACCGTACCGAGCAGCGCGACACCGAACTGGAGCCCCTCGGGAAGGTCAGAGAACCCCTTCGAGAGCGTGGTGACGGCTTCTGCCACACCCTTCACGGCCGGGAGGAACACCGACCCGTAGTCGATCGCAGCGTCCCGTGCCGCGTTCGCCGCGATCTGCAGCTTCGCCTCAGTCGTCTCGTACCGCTTGTTGGCCTCATCAGTCAGCGCGGAGTTCTGCTCCCACGCCTTCGACTGCAGGTCGAGCGAGTCGGTGAGGAGATCCCCGGCACCCTTGAGCTGCAGCAGCACCCGCTGCTCCTCGGTCGACTTGAAACCGAGGTCGGTGAGCGTCTTCACGACGTTCCCGCCGGACGCCTCGACCCCGTTCAGACCCTTCGCGAACGTGTCGAGCGCGCGCACCGGGTCGTTCCGGAACTGGTCCGCGAACTCCTTCGACGTGACGCCCGCTACCTTCGCGAAGGCGGCGAGCTGGTCACCACCCGTCTGCACGGCCGAGTACAGGTCCTGGAGCACCCGAGACGCGACGCCACCACCGAGCTCTGCGGTGATACCCATGGAGGCGAGGGCGTTCGCGAGACCGAGGACTTCACCTTCGGTAGCACCGACCAGCTTGCCGGAGCCGGAGATGCGCTGCGCCATCTGGACGATGTCGCGCTCCGTCGACGCCCCCGCGTTACCGAGCGCCACGAGGGTCGCCCCGAGCCGGCCGACGTCCTCAGGTGCGGTCTGCATCACGTTCATCAGCTGCGCGATGCTCGTGGCGGCCTCGTCAGCGGAGAGATTCGTCGTCTCCGACAGGTCGATCATCGTCTTCGTGAACGAGGCGATGTCCTGACGCTTCACGCCGAGCTGACCCGCAGCTTCCGCGACTCCCGCGATCTCCTCATGGGTGGCGGGGAGAACGCCGGTCAGCGAGCGGAGCTGCTCCTCGAGCGCGCCCATCTCCTCGGCGTTCCCGTCGACGGTCTTCGTAACGCCGGCCCACGCCGACTCCCAGTCGATCGCGGCCTTCACCGATAGTGCCGTCGCGGCGGTGGCGATCGCGCCGACGGCGAGGAGCTTGGTGCCTACTTGCTCCATCGCCGCGTGCTGCCGCTCATACGCGGCCATGGCGTCCTCGCCGGACTCCTTGAGCTTCTGGTTCGCCTGGCGGGCCTTCTCGTAGTTGGCGAGGTAGTTATTCACCTCGGCGAACAGGACGACCTTGACGATGCGCTCCACGATGGCACCTCCGTCCTGTCGTCGACGGCGGGCAGTGGCCTACCGTGTGACCCGTTCGACGTCGAAGTAGACGCCGTTCAGGTTCGCTCCGTCGCCGGACGCCTTCTTGTGCGCATCCATCGCGTCAAGAGCGGCCCTGCGGGCGTAGTTCGTGTGCGGGCCCGTCGCGGCGTACGCGTAGTCGCTGCCGTAGCTGCTGGGCGCCGCGTCGTCCGACGTTGCTTCGGGGAGCCATTCGCCGAACTCGCCGGTGTTCCGCTCGACGATGAGGAGTGCCTGCACGAGGCCTCGGGACTCGTCGTCCCACTCGCTCTCCGTCACGGACGAGACGACGCGGCCGTGCTCGTCGTGAACGTACGTCGTGGTGGGCTGCCAGCCCCAGTACCTCCGTGGGGAGATGCCGGCGCGAACGGCGGCAGCTACTTCGTTGCGGAGCGCCGCGCTGCCCCGAAGTCTTTTACCAGTGCGTCCAGGCGGCTGGCCGGTTCCGCTTCGTTCAGGGACCAGACGGCGTTCTGCACATCCGTGACCTCAGACCCAGAGAGGACCGCGAACAGGCGCGCCCACTGCTCGAGCGTGAGGCGATGTTCCTCGTCGTCTTCGACTCGGTAGCCGTACGCGGTGTCGGTGTCCTGGTCGACGTACGCCGCCGCCGCGAGAGACAGGGTGGAGATGTTGTAGCCGTAGTGGCGGTCGACGGGCACGTCGGCGCGGACGGGGTGGTGGAGGCTGAGCTCGCTCCATGCGTGACCGGGGATTCGGTAGAACCGCAGCGTGACGAGAGACTCCATCGCACGCTCACGCAGGTCGTCGATCTGCATCTTCAGCTCGGTGACCTTCGGGTTCTCGCCTGATGCCAGTCTCTGGTCTGTGGCCGCCTCGGCAGCGAAGTCGGTGATCTGCGCGCGGAGGCTGCTGATGCGCTCCGCGATGTCGCCGTCGAGGCAGACGTGGACGTCCTTGAACGCGCGGGGGCGTTGTTCGGATCGGGTGAGGAGTTCGTCGAAGTTCATGGTGTCCGCCGTTCTCCGCCGTGAAGGGGTGGACCGTGGGGGCGTCCGGCGGAGAACGCCCCCACGGGGTTGTGTCACGTCAGGGCGTGCTCGGCCGAGATGTAGTTCACGGCCGCGGCCTGCTTCATCGTGAACTTGCCGTCCTGGATGGGACCGGGGAGCTGAGCGCCGAGGGTCAGCGAGTATGCGCGGACCTTCTGCGACGCGGCGGCCAGGGTCTTCTGCGGGACGTTGCGGCGCTCGACGAAGATCCAGTCGCCCGGGGTGAGGATGACCGACGCGGACCCGGCGTCCGTGGAGTCCACGTACGACAGGTCCGGGACTTCCTGTGTCACGGCCTGCAGGGACTGACGCGACTGCGGCGACGTGAGGCGGGTGTCGGCGTTCTTGCCCTGCGACGGGTTGGGGTTCCACCCGCCCTGCATGAACGAGTAGGTGATCCGCTTCGCGCTCGTCGCGGCCAAGTTGGCGGCGGTGATGGCGTCGAGGTTGACCCCCGCAGTGGCGGCGGGGATGGCCCAGATGGTGAGGTTCCCGGTCTGGTCCACGGCGGGAGGTCCGCCGAATGCTTCAGGCGCGTCGGCCATGAGCTCTCCTTTCGTCTCCCCGGCAACCGGGGGTTTCGGTTGACCCTCGGGGAGGCCGAGGGGGTCAGTGGGTGATCAGGCAGCGCGGCTGCTGACGGTGTCGAAGTAGATGTCCTGGTAGAACAGGCGAACGTTCGAGTCGTAGCGGGCGTCGTCCATGTCGCTCGTGAACGGGGTGCACGCGCGCCCGGCGACCTCGAGCCGCTGGCCGACGAACTGGGTGCGCAGCGCATCGACGAGGTCGACGAGACCGCCCGCGTCGACGGTGACGACCCGCCACTGGAACTCGACGCTGTAATCGCCTGCGACGTCCTCCGGTGAGGTGTTCCGTTCCCCGGCGTACCCGCGGATGGTGACCGTCAGCACGAGGTAGTTCCCGGAGACGGCCGTGGCGCCACTGTCGCGAAACACCTCGAAGATGTCACTCGAGTCGATGTATTCGTGCCCGGCGGCGAGGGACTTCGCGGCTTCGATGTGTTGGCGGAGCATCAGACGTCCGCCGCGTCAACGCCGGCCATGAGGATGCCGCGGATGAACCCGTCCTGGTTCGCTTTCGCGGCCAGGCGAGCCGCGTGCTGCGGGGACGTACCACGCTCTGCGACACCCTCTTCAAGGAAGCCGAGCGCGCCCTGCCCCTTGGTCGGGTCCGGACCGATCTCGGCCATTACGCCGTCACCGGTCTTCTCGATGTCGTAGCTCATGGACGCGGGGTAGCCGCGCGCGTGGCGGCCGGACGACGCCCGTGACACTGCGCGCATGTCGTCGCGGACGTCTTGCGCGGACACCTGCACCGCCTTGCGGACGTTGCTGTGGAGGTGCCGTGGCACGTCGCCCATGTCGGCAATGAGACCGTTCAGGTCGGTGAAGTCGAATGACACGCTCACGTCTGCTCCTTCACGGGGTATCGGTGGGCAGTCACCTGCCCCATGTCCGGGATGCCGGTCACCTCGAACGTGAGGCCGACGAGGGACTGGTCCGAGGTCGACCCGGTGACATCGATCTCATCCCCGTCGGTCAGCATCGGCGCGGCCACGGGAAGGTCGACGCGGAGGTCCTGTGTGGCGACGGCCTGGCTCGCGGAGTCACGGTCGGAGACCGCGCGGCTCGCCCCGTTGGCGACGCGGGCGGAGCCCGAGTACTTCTCGGTCACCAGCACGCGTGTCGCCTTCCCAGCGACCGTGCGCATCGCCCAAGTACCGGCGACGATCGTCTCCGTCATCCGCTGCTCCGCGCGCTCACGGCCACGCTGAAGCACGGTCGGGTCGTACGCCATCAGCTCTGCCCCAACCGGATCGTGAACGCCCCCGTGCGGCGCTTCACGAGCGGGACGAGCGCGTCAGCCTCCGAGTCGCTGATGAACAGGACACCCTCCTCCGACTCGCGGGCACGGCGGCGGGTGAGGGACCAGTCGTCGATCTGCTCCCGCTCCTCAGCCCACCCATCGGTGTTCTTGAGGAACCGTGCGACGACGTCGGCGATCGTGGAGACGTACCGCCGCTCCCAGTCCGCGAATTCCTCGGCAGTCGCGAAGGTGGGCGGCTGGTGGATGCCGCGGAGGCGCAGCGCTGTCCGGAGCTGCGCCCCCGCGTCTTCGATGCGAGCCGCCGCCACTACGGCCTCCGCGGCGGTGAGCGGTCGCCACCGATCCGCGATGTCGTCCGCGGTGACGTTCGGCCACGCCATCGTCACTCCACCGGGATGTCGACGCTCTTCAGCGCCTCGATGATGTCGGTCTTCGTCGCGTCGGCGGGGATGTCGATCTCGAGCCCCTTCGCCTTGGCGGCTGCGACGCCATACGCCCGCCAGGCGCCCGCACCGGACCCTGCACCGCCACGAGGGGGCAGAGACGGCTCGGACGCGCCAGATGAGCCGGTGTCGCTTCCTGCGCCGTCTTCCTTTCCCTCGTCGGCGTAGACATCATCGGCGTTCTTCTCGGCGAGGAGGTGGTCGCCAACCTTCACGCCCTTGGGGATCTTGTCGCCCGCTCGGAGGATCAGACCCGTCTCGGTGAGGGCGATCCCTTCGAGGTCGTCTCGGATTTTGGCCATGTCGTTGTAGTCCTTTCGCGCGAGCGGGGCCCGAACGCATTGCGCGCCGGGCCCCGCCAGTTCTGTGATGGGTTACGCGAGGACCTTGGCCGCGAGGCTCAGGTTCGCGTTCGCGAGCACGGGAAGGGCGATCGCGTCCGAGATGACCTCGGCGATCATCGGTGGCTTCTCGCCGCGGTACGTGCCGGCCACGATGCCCGGCTGCTCCGATTCCTCGATGCCGTACCGCTCGTCCGTCGACGTCAGGGTCTGACCCCAGAACGTCGCTCCGAGCTCGGTGTCCTCCCACGCGTCGGTGTCGACCGGCGCGGGCAGGAGCAGCAGCTTCGTGTCGTCGAGGACCTTCCCCGACTTCGTGCGGCGGTCGTACTTCACGATCGGCGGGAGGCCGGCGCCGGTGACGATGTCACGCACGTCGGTCTCGGTCGATGCGCGAGAGGCGCCGTTGTTGAGCTGCACGCGGAACTGGTCGCCGGCCGACAGGGCGGTGAACACCTTCGAGGACATCAGCATCGAGCCGGGCTCAACACCGTTGGTGTCCAGGTAGATGTCGCGCAGCGCCTGCAGGTACGCGAGGCGGTCGACGTTGCTCGCGGACCACAGGCTGGTCGCGGTGACGTCGTGCTCGGTCTTGCGACCGAAGGTGTCGTCGGCGCCGATCTCGGGGATCGTGGCCTTGCCGGTGGCGAGGACGATGCCGCGGAGGCGCTCGACCCGGTCGGCGACGGCCTGCACGACGCGGCGCGCCGTGGCGAGGATGGATGCCTCGATCTGCGCGTCCGGGGCGTTCCGGGTGCGGAGCTGCTCGTACTCGGAGATCGCGATCTCCTGGCCGACTGCGGCAAGCTCGAGGATGGTGCGCTTGCGCGCGGGGCGCGCGCCGGGCTTGATCTCGGCGTCGAAGGCGCGGAACAGCGCCTCCTCCACCAGTCCCGCCTCACCGGCGAAGAACCGCACGACGATGTCGGCGACCTCACGGTTCGGCAGGTATTGGGCGAGGGTGGCACGGTTGCGCTCGTACTCCGAGAGGGAGGCGCGCACGTAGCCGGTGAGGGTGGCCGGGTCGACGATGTCAGTCCACAGGGGCATGATCTGTCTCCTCTCAGACGTACTTGATCAGCGAAGCGAGCTTCGCGGTGGCGGGCTTGGCGAAGTTCGCGTAGAAGGCGGCGATCTTCGAGACCTTCACGCGACCGTGATCGAACAGCGGGACACCGAAGTCCTTGTCGTCGACGACGCTCTGGTCGGTGAGGATGTGTCCCTCGAGGACGCCCGCGCCGGTGGTCGTGCCGGCGGTGACGTCGTAGGGAACGAGGAGGCCGCCGACGAGGGCGACCGGAGTGCCGGAGCGGATGTAGCCGTCCGGGTAGTGCGTACTCTTGGTGAAGGCCGAGATGTCGAGGATCTCGGTCCGGCCGTTACGGATGCCGTGGTCGGAGTCGAGCCACGACATGTCTCCCGTGCCGAGCGTCTCCTGGCGGAGCTTGGGCATGATGTCAGTCCTTTCCAGACTTGTTCTTGGAGTGCTTCTCGTCGTAGAGGTCACGTCCCGACTGGACGCTGCCGCCGGTCGCGTTGGTGTCGCGGTCGCCCTGTCCGGGAATGGGGCGGCGCCCCGGCTTCGCGGGCTCGACGGCGGTCGAGTTGTCGTCGACCCACTTCTTCAGCGCTTCCGCGTCGACGTTCTTGCCGTCCTCGCTGACGAGGCTCTTGCGGTCGAGCGCGAAGAGCTTCGAGGCGGGCACGGTGCGCCCTTCGAGCGCCTTGTCGAGCTGGTCGCCGACGCGCTCCAAAGCGAGCTCGAGGCGATCCGCTGCGCGGGCCTCCTCGATGCGCTTGTCGACGTCCTCCTGCGAGAGCGGCGCCGGCTTGCCGTCGTCGTCCTTCGGCTTCGGCTGCGTCACGGCACGGAACTTCTCCGCGTCGCTCTTCAGGTCGTCGTAGTCGGAGTACTTCGCGCGCTCTTCCTCGCGGGCCTTCTGCTCGGCGCGGCGTGCCCGGTCGGACACGATGCGGTCGAGTTCCTCCTGCGATGCCGGTGCCTTGAACTCCTTGCCGCCGCCCTTCTCGTCATCGTCGGCGACGAAGCGGAGGTAGGGGCTGCGGATGAGATGGCCGAATGCGTTGCGCTTCATGGTGGGTTGTGACCTTCCGTTTATCGGGCCCGTCGGCCGCCGTTTATGGCCCGTCGGCCGTGCCGCGACACGCTCGCGTAGCGCCTCCACCGAGACGGTGGGAAGTGTGTGGGGGCGGCGCCCGTAGACCGGGGAAGATGCCGGCGGACGCCGCCCTGTCAGATGAGTCCGAGTGCCCGCGCCAGACGGCGCACAGACTCGGGTGTGCCGCGCTCCCCCAGCCGCCGCAGTTCGCGGGCCAGATCACGCTCCAGCTCCGCGACCTTCGCCGCAGATGCCGGAAGTGGTGACGCGTACACGTCGGCGCTGCTGAGCCCGACACCGCGGGGGACGTTCCCGGTCGTTCGGGCGTACTGGAGCCGGTAGTTCGCGTCGTACAGGCGCCGCTCCGCCGCGGTCATCGTGGCCCTGTTCAATGGGTCGCGCTGACCGGTCGCCGCAGCGTCGAAACGCGCTGCACGGTTCGTCACGACCGTGCGCCCGCCGATCGTGACTGTCCCCCGTCCCCGGCCGGCCGCGATGATCTGCCGATCGGTGCGGACCCCAGGAGCCAGCGATACCGCAGTCTGTCCACGGTCGAGGATGTACCCCTCCTGACGCATCAGCCGGATCGCGTTCGTCCGAGTCCCAGCCCGCCGGTAGATGTCATCCACCGTCAGCCGGGAAGGCGCCCCGTACCGTCGCGCGCCCACAGCAGTAGCGAGGCCACGCTGCGAGACGTTCACGACACGGTAGATGTCGGCACCGTCCCGGATGGCTCGCGCTTCGCTGCGACCGAACACCTTCTCCTGCTGCTGCTTCGTCATCGCCTGGAACGTCGCGTACGGGTCTGTGCGCTCATCTCCGACGACATTCTCGGCACCAGGCGCATGGAAGCAGTCGCACCGAGGATGCCTCTGGAACCCTTGATTCCAGCGGTACCAGCGGCCCGCGAGGATCACGCACCGCCGACATGACGGCGGGTTCAGGACCCGCACGTACCCGGTGATGTCTGGGCGTTGGACGATGTCGGCGGCGTACACCTCGCGGCGTGTGTCGGCCATGACCGTCAGCGACGTCATCGTGAGCCACCGGCGCCCGACCTGCAGCGCGTCTGCAGCTGCCGCGCCCCGGCTGACCGCGACCTTCGTCGTGATGACCGCCTCATCGAGCAGCGTGCTCATCGATCGACCGTCCGGAGCCGAGGACAGGAACACGGACGGGTCGAGCACACCGACCGGGTCGTCGAGCTGGTTCGTCTCCGCGAGCACCGCAGCCGTGTAACCGACCGCCGCGGTTACCGCCTCCTCTCGAGCGTCCTCCAACGTCGACAGGACCCGCGGCTTCACCCGCTTCCACGACTCATCGAAGTCGTCACCCATCCGCGACCACTGCCGGCCCACGTCCGCCGCGGCTGCGACGGACAGTGCCTGCTGTTCGCGGTACTGGTCAGTTGCCGCTTGCAGCACCCTGGACCGGCCTTCCCGCGGCCGCGATCTGCGGGTCCAGGGTCACGTTCTCATCCCAATCCCGCATGCGGCCCTGCACGATGTCCGTGTAGCCAAGGTCCTTGCGGGCCTGCTCGATCGGAAGGATCGAACGGCCCGTGGTGTCCTTAGTCCCGACGAGCTTCATGATCGCGTCGGCCTTCTGTGCCACAGTCGGTGTCGACGGGTCACGCCAGATCGTCTCGATCTGCATCGGGCGCGCGTCAGCTTCGCGACCCATGTTCATGAGCACGAGACGCTGCACCTGCTCCCACCGGGTCGACAGGGTCCGCTGCTTCCGCTCCGCACGCTTCACCAGCTGCGCCTCCGACGCACGGATCGCGTCCGCCGAGGGCGGATTGTCACCCTTGAACAGCAGGTAGTCCGCAGGGATACCGAGCTGCATCGCGACGATCTGCATCAGCAGCTTGATCGACTCGTGGAAGTTCGACAGCGACGCCTCAGGGAACTGCCCGAACGTGGCCTTGTCGTTCTCCGTCGACCACATGCGGCCGGCGATCATCGAGTACGTGTTGAGCGCCTGACCGGCCTCGTCGGTGAAGTCTTCCTCCTTGAGCCCCGTCGCGAAGCGCCGCGGCAGGGCATGAAACTCGGCGGACACCATCATGTCCGAGGCGAGCTTGTTCAGCGCGTCCAGAGGGCTGACGATCGGGTGGAACACCGACCGGCCGAGCCGCTGGTCGAACTTCCCCGGCCGGTTACGACCCAGGATCCGCGGGTCGTTCATCAGTGGGACGAGCGAGCACAGGTTGTTCCCGTTGTCGTCCTCACGGTCATCCTCGACCCACCCACGGCCCTGCTGGAACCGCCAGGTGACCCACCCGTTCTGGTGGTGGAACGTCATCCACCGGGTCTTGTCGAGGTCCGTCCACCGCTTCACGCCGTGCTTCACACGCTTCGTCTTCGGGTCGTCCTCATGGATCGCGTCGAACGCGGACTCGAGCGTGATCACCGGCACGTCATCCGCGGCCTCACCCGGCCCCACAGTGGCGTACGCGCGCCCCAGAGCGAGGCTCTCCCGGTGACCCTGCTGCGACAGATCCGGGCCGTCGTTCTCCTGCCACACGTCCCACAGATCGTCGTCCGCCTCTGCACCGCGGCCGATACGGAACCCCTCAACGTCGAGCCGGTTGTCGTACACGTCGACGGCGAACAGTGCCAGGTTCAGCACGATCGGCGACAGACGGTAGCCGAGCTCCTGCTGCAACACCGGGGCGAGGAACTTCAACGGCTGCTCACCCTCGAAGTACAGGTCGTTCTTCTCGAGCATCGGCTTCTGCCGGCTGATCGCGCGGGACAGCCGCAGCGCCTCGTCGAGTTCCGTCACGGCAGCTCTCCTATCTGCTGCGCCAGACGCGCACCTTCGCTCTCGGTTTCGGGGGCGACCAGCCAGCGGCGAGCGAGTCACGCACCGCAGCGTTCGCGAGGATCGAGCACATCGCGAGGTCGATCTTCTGGGTCTCGTTCGGCTTCCCGAGGATGTACTTCTGACCGGGCTTCGCGACCTTCTTCGCGTTGCCCATGTGCAACTCCGTGGTGGGGCACCCGTCGTTCGTGATGCGCCCGTTCGCCAGGTCCGCCTCGAACCGGCGGATCTCGTCGTACATGCGACTCACCGAGTTGGTGGGCCACTCGATCACGTGCTCATCACCGTGACGCAACGCCCACGTCTCGATGTCGGTATTCCAGTCCTCCGGGTCGCAGTACATCCGCACCACCGTGAACCGGTCGAACAGCTCGTCAACGGCCGCGTCGACATCGCTGTGAGGGATTCTGTCGCCGTGCTCTCTGGGGTTCCAGAACGACGGTCGGTCGCGGTCGGGACCGACACGAGGTGTGAAAGCGAACCCGGTCATTGTCTGGGCACGGATTCCGGTCCAGTCGTTGTTGATGCTGCCGTCCAACTAGAACCCGATGCAGATGGCAGTGCCATCCGGCGGGTTCGGCAACCACGGTCGCTTCGTCGCCTGCATCGGGAACCTCCTCACCTGCCCGCAGGGGCACTCATGCAACTACGCGCCCCAGCGAGGCGTACGCGCCTTCCCAGACCCCTTCGGGTAGCCATGTGCCCATACCGCGCACCAGCTTGTTCCCGTAGAAGCGTTCCGCCTGCGCCGGGTCCTGCTCGAGCAGCTCCGCAGCCTCCGCCTCGATCGAGTCGAGGTCGACGTGCGCAGCACCGACGTACACGTATGCGTGGATCTTCCGGCGGTCGCGCTTGTTCTTGTAGCTGAGGTTCTTCGGCGGCTGCCGGTAGAACTTGAACAGGTCGGCCGCGCGCGACTCGTACGTCGACCGCGCGGTGGACTCCTCGGCGGGGTCCCACGTGTTCGTCAGCTCGATGCCACGGCCGCCCATGCCCGACGTGCCGCGGCGCATCGTCTGCGCCGTGCCCATCAGTCCGTTCGACTTCGTGTAGATCCCCGTCTCGTCCTGCACGAACCCGGTGGTCGGGTTACCAAGGCGGGACGACTCCGCCGAGGTGACCTTCTCGATCACCCCGTCGTCGCCGATGCGCATGAACTTCTCACCGACGCGGACGCGCTCGCTCAACGGGCCGCGGAGAACCATCTGCTGCAGCGGACGCCAGGTGTTGTTCACCTGGTCCTCGGACGTCGCCATGAGCTGGATCAGCGGCGTCGGCCAGGGCATGCCCATCGGCTCGCCGGGCTCGTACTCGTAGACGAACCCGCACTGGCATCCGTACCGGGCGCAGTCGTAGACGTCGTCGTCACCCGCCCACCCGGCAAACAGGTCCGGCCCGAGCGCCATGACCGCGGTCTCGGCCGCAGCCCACGGGCTCTTCCCGTACTTCTGTGGGCCAACTACAAGCGATCGACGGTAGGTGAACGCCTGGTTCTTGATGGGGTCCTCAGGCCGCCACGGCGTCTCCGGGCGCACGCGGCCGTGGTTCGCGGTGCACCAGAGCTGCCAGTCCGACAGGATAAACGGCTGCCCCTTCCGGAACCCATCCGGGATCGGCAGGTGCCACGCCATCCAGTCGGCCTGCAGGTACCCCAGCGTCGGCCACGTGACCTCGAACTCAGCGATCTGCTCCGACATCTGGCAACGCCCTCAGCCTTCCTCGCGACGACGGCACCTGCCGCTTCGCAGCAGCCGGAGTCGACGCGGCCACCGTCGGCGACGGCGTCGGATTCACCGAGATGCGATACCCAGCGCTGATCAGTGCGGTGTTCGTAATCAGCAGCGCGTTCTGCTGCTGCAGCAAGAGCGTGCGCCGCGCCGCGGTCACACCGATCTCCTCGGCCTCGCAGAACGTGCGCACGTACATGGCGACCTCATCCGCGGCGCCCTGCTCATCCCAGAGAATCGCCTGCGGCCGTTTCCACAGCCGGCGCCACACGACCATCTCCCGAGCGGTGGCCTTCGTCAGCGGCCAAGCCGGCGCAGCGCCAGAGCGCGTTTTCGGGAGCGTTCGGATTGCGCCGCCTTCGATGCGGAGCGCCTCAGCGAGCGAACCCGGATCCGGCGCACGCCCGCCGCCCGGCCGTTTCCCACCACGGGGCATGGCGACCTCCTAGGCGATGAGACTCAGTGGCCGAGCGATCTCGAGCGAATCGCTCTTCCGGATGTTGCAGAGCAGATGAGCGAGCTGCGCATTCTCACGACTGTGTGCCCCGCCGTGTGCAACCGGAGCAACATGGTCGAGGCTCGGGCTCATCGGGTCGGGCCATGCGCAGTCAGGATCGACGTCACCTTCGCAGATTCCGCAGACCCATCCGTCACGCTCGAACACCTCGAAGTAGTCGAACGACTCGGCGTCCTCGGCACCTCGAGTCAGCGCGTACCGCTTCTTCCAGTTCGCCCGGCGGCGAGCATCCCATGGCGGGTTCGCCTGGCGACCATCAGCCCGAGACACACGGTTGTAGTGCATCTTCCCGTGACGCTCAGAGCAACACCGCTCCATGTCGCGGCGCGGCAGGAAATCCACATCGCATCCTTCGAGCGCGCACACCCTCGCTGGCAACAGTGTAGGCAGGACGTCACCGCGAGCGACTGCGCCGCACCGGCCGCTGCAGTAGCGACGGTTCCGCGCAGCCCCTGTGATGTCCAAGCCGCACCCACCACAAGCTCGAATCGGAGTCTCGCACTCAACACAGAGGCGTCGCCGAGGCCCGCCGTTGTACGGCGCGAGGTGACCGCATCGAGCTAGGCGAGGCGGTCCTGGACGAGCTCCTCCACGAGGCATTTCAGCGGCCCCCTCAAAAATCTTCGGTTCCGGTTCGCTAAACAGCGCCCTCCCCGGCGGTCCTGGTTGGGAGGGGCCTTGGGGGGCTTCCCCCCACCCTTTGAGGGCTGCCCGTGGGTCGGGTCGGGGGTGGTCTTGGGGAGCGCTGTGCGGCTGTCTCAGGGTGTGGGAGGTGTGGTGAGCGCTATGTGGTCTTCGAGGGTCTGAACGCGCTGTGTCCACTGTGTGTGGCCTTGGTGGAGGCCGGGGAGTCGGGTGGTGAGGTCTTGGCCGCGTTCGGTGTGGGTGCGTTCGTGTTCGCTCATGTCGGCGTACTCGGTGAGTTGGGCTTCGAACATGGCGACGAGCATCTTCGCGGTGACGAGCTGCTTCGCGGGGTCGCGTTCGGGTTGGGCGCTCACGGGTGTGTGCCTCTCTGCTGGTGGGCGGTGCGGCCGCCTTCGCTGCGGTTGCACCCGGAGTGTTCGGGGCCTCGGTATCCGGTGCGGTCGGGTGTGTGTCCGAGGTCCCATGGTTCGCCGGGGTGGATGAACGGGTCGTCGGGTCGGAGACAGTTCGGGTTCGCGCATCGGATCCGGCCGGTTTGCACTTCGATTTCCCAGGCGGCCCGGGTGCGTTCGTGATCGGGCCCGTACCCGCGTTGCTGTCTCGTGCCGCGCTGGCGTTCACGTTCGCGCTGGTGGGTGGTGCAGCGTGTGCCGGTGGTGAGGTTCGGGCATCCCGGGTGGGCGCAGACCTTCCGGGCCATCAATCGTACGAGCGGACGATCGACGGGAGGTCGTACTCGTCGCGGCAGCAGAACATGAGCGCCTTCTCCGACTCCCATGTGCGTTTGCAGTGGGGGCACTGGTACAGGCCGAACGCCTCGAGCTCGTCAGGCGTCATCGTCTGCGTCTCCGTCGTTGAGCATGTGCCAGTGTGCGCGTTCCAGGACGACGCTCAGGAACTGCACGATGCCGGATGCGTCTGTGGTTGACGTCTGCGGGCCGAGCGCGTACTGCGCTCCCGTGACCAGCGGCAGGACGTCGTCAGTTTCGGACGTCTCGACCCGGGACGGCCAAGCACACAAGGCGATCAACGGGTGGGTGGTCGGCATCTCCACGGTCTCGGTCAGGTATGTGTGGATGGCGTCGTCGAGCCGCTCGAGCGGTGTGGTGCTCATCAGCCCTCCAGCATGTGGGTGAGGTCGAGAACGGTCGCGCCGGCCGCTTGGAGGGCTGGGGTGTGTTGATGGCCGTGGTGGGCGCAGTATGCGAGGGTTCCGCCGCCCGTGAGTTGGACGTGGATGTAGGCGCGGGCGTTGCACTGGTCGCAGGATACGAACACGGCGACGTCAGTCATCACCGTTCTCCTCGCTGAGGTAGGCGGACACGATGTCGCAGCACACGCCGATCGCGTGCTCACCGCACACCGGGCAGCGCAGGGGCTGGTTGAGGATGCGCCAGCGTCTCCCGCAGGAGCAGATGACGTCGCGGCTGTCGCTTCCGGGGGTGTGATCCCAGTGGAGGAGCAGGTGCCAGAGGAGGGTGATGGTGCGCATGTTCGACTCCGTCGTCGAGGTTCGAAAGTTTGCCCCAGGCCGTCGTACGCGCTTCTCGGCCGCTCTCCCGGGATAACCGTCGGGATCACCTGGGGTCTTCTGCGAGGGCTGCAGCTTCCGCGTCGGGCATTTCCCAAACACGCCTCGCATTGCTCCGGGGGCTGGGATCGAACCAGCGCGCTATCGATTAACAGTCGATTGCTCTGCCGCTGAGCTACCCCGGAAGGGTGTGAGAGGCGCCGACTCTCGACTCGTCGGGTCGGCGCCTCTCGGGGGCCGGTGCAGGTGTCCCTCCGCGATGTCGGCGCGGTCATGGGGATCCTTGATCGAGTGAGGAACCACACACTCGGTGAACACCGGGGTCAGGGCCCACGGCAGGGAGGAGCGGACGCGGCAGCACACCGTGGCTGCGGGCGTCATGGTCGGCTCGGACTCCCCGCCGTGGGAGCGGGTAGGGCAGGTTCATCTGCAAGAGGGAAACAGCGAAGCGCCCGGAGCTGATCAGGCATCCGAGCGCTTCTACGCTGTGAGGGTGCTTTCGGGAGGCATTACTCCCTACCGGCCGTTGGCCCCCGTCGTCATGGACGATTCGCGGTAGGGCTATAGTAGCGCGCCACATGGGGGTCCGGGAAGTGGTGGCACGACGAAGCCCCCGGGAACCGGATGTCGGTTGCTCACGGAGGCATCGTCGTGTTCCTGTCCTGTTCGACAGGTTTCTCTGATCTTGAAGGTAAGGGGATCAAGTACTCTCCCCGGTGGATGCCTGGAAAACACGGCGTGTCGCGTCCTGTGCGGCTTCCTCAGCTCGTTTCAGTGCCCGGAGGCGGTACTGGTGCGGGGGCCAGTTCTTGAGGCGTTCACGCCACCATTTCATGAGCACCCGCTCGTCCACGACTCGCACGTTCTGCCCGTTGCGGACCTCCCATCCCATCGGGAGGCCCTGACGTCGCCAGTGCCGGATCGTGTTCATCGACCTGCCCGTCTTCTTGGCCGCTTGCCGGTAGGTGAGTAGGGGCATCCGTCACCCGCCCTGGTCGCGCTGCTGCCGGTTCCGCTCCCGTGTCTCCCGGATGCGCGCCTGGCGGCGGTTCTCGGACTCTTGGAGAGCTCGCGCTCCTGCTGCTCGCTCGGTGCGCCGGTCGGCCTCCCACCGCATGATCCGGGCGGTCATCAGCTCCCGCTCCCAGATCGGGAGTGACTGGACCTCCTGCAGCATCTCGTGCACGGGCTCGTCTTCGGTGGCGTGCACCTCGAATACGATGGAGACGGTCACGACGTACTCCCAGGCGACGGAACACTCGGTTGGTGAGCGTCGTGCTCAGGCGTGGTGCAGAACATCCCGCACTCCATGCAAAAGCCCCCGCCATGCTTCCGATCCCAGGGCGTGTCACCGGCGATAGACGCCTCGATTCCCTCTTGGTCCCTGTTCTCGCGCTCGGGCTCCTGCACGCCCGATCCGGGAGTCCCCGTGTAGTTCATCCAGAACTGCGTCCAGTGCCTCCACGGCACCGGCACGTGCCACGCGACCAGAGAAGACAGCAGGTAACGCTCGTGAACGTCTTCGGCGCCGAGGAAGTCGATTACTAGCTGGGCGTAGCGTGGGGCGCGCAGTGGCGTTTCCTTCGACCACGGCTTGGTCACGGCGTGCTCCCGTTCAAGATGCGCTCGCGCTCGCGCCAACCCCGCAGGAACGCCTCGACCATCACGTCGTACTGACGCTCCTCGCCTCCCGCACCCTGCCAGTCCTGAACGGCCTGGTTCTCGCACGGCCAAAGCTCAACGCCTCCCTCGTACTGCGAATTCCATTCGCTGCACTCCTCGCAGATGATGGCTTTCGACGACGGGCATTTCCCGGAGGGGTGCTCTTCGGCGTCATCGACGCCGTGGTCGCAGTCGCCGTAAATGCAGTCCATGTTCCACACGTCGGCCTCGACGCGCGTGTGCGTCTCAGGGGCGTCGCTCTCGTACTTTTCTCGCAGCTTCATGCTCATCGTTCTTCTCCCTCGTGGGTACGGTTCGCGTGGTTGGTGGGTTCGGTCATTTCGGTTCCTTCCTCGATCTGCTGGGTAAAGGTCTCCCCGCAGGAACGGCACACGCCCACACGAGCCACCCCACCGCCCCGGGTGTCCACGTAGTCCCAGGTGACCTTGTGACGTCCGCATGTGTCGCACATGCCCGGGCGTGGGTGTGGGTGGATGCCGTGGACGGCTTTGAGTCGGCGGACGGTGGAGAACAGTTCCCGTTCGTCCTCGGTGAGGGCGAGGGTGTGGGCGGTGGGTGCGTGGTGGATCAGCCACCCCACCGTCAGGAGGGCCGCGTCCTTCGCCGTGGACGGGGACGTGAGCGCCCCGCCGGCAAGGTCAGGGGCATTCTGGCGGGTGTCCTCGGCGCGTTCCCACACGGCCGCCGCATACCCCGTCAACAGGCCCCACAGGTACCCGGCGTCACGGGTGAGGGTTTCGTCGATCGTGTCGCCCAGGTCCCGGTGCTCGTTCCCGCCCGTGATCTGCAGCCGGTCGAACCTCGACCCGCCCCTCGAGACCCCGATGGTGGGTTGCGCGAGGGTGACGAGCATGGAGAGGACGTCGGGGATCTGCCCTAGGTGGTGTTCGAACTGGTGCACCCACCGGCGGTAGTCCAGGTCAGCGTGCTGCTCCGTAGTGAAGCCGATGTCGGACATCAGAGCACCCCGCATCCGCAGGCACCGTTCAACGCCCGCTCAACGAAACACTCCGGGCACACGGGCCGGGGCTGCGGGCACTGCACATGCCCCCACCCGCCCTCGTGCTTCGTCACCCTCGTGCCGGCCGGGAACGTCTCCTCACACTCCGGGCATCGCCCTGGATGCCGCGCCTCGATCACGGCGCTCACGCGGCCAGCTCCCACTCAATCGCCGGCACGCCGGGGCGTGCCAGGAGCATGCGCAGCGCTGCGATGGCCTGCTGCAGGACGACACCGTTCCCGCATGCCTTGAGCTGCTCCGCCCGGGACAGCCCGATGATGGATGCCGTCACCCAGCCGAAGGGCCAGCCCATCATCCACTCGGTGAGCTCCGGGTTGAGGCGGGCCTTCCCACCCTTCCCGTCCATCCGCACTGGCGATGGCGCGCGACGCCCCATGACCTGCTCCCACCGCGCAATCGCCGCGGCGTACGGGCCCCACGACGACACCTCCCCGGTGACATTGATCTGACCGTGAGCGGCCGGCGATGACGACCCCACCATCGGCGTCGGTAGCAACCGGCCACCCTCAGCCAGCTCGACCGCGATGCCCGGCAGCAGCTTCTCGTCGCCCCGGTCGCCGCCGCGCTGTGCGTTGCCGCCCGTTGCGTTCCCCACGGTTGGCGTTGGCAGCAGCTGTACGGCGATGGGGAGCGGCATCCCCATGCCGTTGCCGTTCACGCCGGTCGCCTTCACCCGGTCACGGCGCGCGGACCACGACTCGACCGACTCGCCGTCGTTCATCACGACCGTCGGCGTCGGCAGCAGCGTCAGAGCAGAGTCTGTACCGCCGAGCTCATCGCCAGATCCCCGCGACGACCCCGCTGATTCGGGCCGCCCTTCTCCCCATCCGATGCTCTCGGCGTCGGGAACAGTGCGCTCTGCGGGCCAGGCGAGTATGAAGACGCGGAGGCGGCCGTGGGGGGCTCCGATGTCGGATGCTCGGATGCTCGTCCATTCCGCATCGAACCCGAGCGCGGCCAGGTCAGCGAGAACGGCTCCGAGTGCCCGCAGAGCAGGTTCACTCGGTTCGTCTCCCAGACACCACGGGCAGGGTTCCACGTCGCTATGTGCTTCGGCACTGAGCAGACCTCCAACGTTCTCGATGACCACCCAATCCGGGCGGTCTTCCGCTATCGAGCGGGCGAACTCCGACCACAGACCGGAGCGGGTGCCGTCGCGGAGACCCGCGCGGGCACCGGACACGGACACGTCCTGGCAGGGGAACCCGCCAGCGCGGACGTGCGTGTGCGGGACGGTCGTGAAGTCGACCTTCGTGACGTCGCCGTAGTTCGGCACGTCGGGGTAGTGGTGCGCGAGCACCTTCGACGGGGCGGCGTCGAACTCGCAGAACCACGCCGGCCGGGTGCCGAACACCTCGCCGACAGCACGGCCCAGCATCCCGGTACCGGCGAACAGTTCACCTGACAAGATCTCGTCTCTCATGCCGCCCAGTCCTTTCGAAGTTCCTTCAGCTGCAGTGCGCTCTTCCCGCCCCAGATGCCCTCGTCCTGCTTCGTGCGCAGCGCGAAGGCAAGACACTGGACCCGCACGGTGCACTCGGCGCAGACCCGCTTCGCGCTCTTCGTGCTCCCGCCCTTCTCCGGGAAGAAGATCTCCGGGTCGGTCTCGGCGCAGCGGGCGTCCTGCATCCACGGCTCGGGGGTGATGAGGGATGCGGTGCCGGACCATTGCACGTGCGGGTGCACGTGGGTGCCGGGGATCAGTTGGTCCATCGGGTTTCTCCTGCTGCTTGATCTGCTCGGTACGCCGCGTGGCAGTCCTCGCAGTGGACGTCTGGCCAGTCGGCGGGTTTGGTGGTCTTCCGGCCGCAGTACCCGCGGCCAGGGGCACCGGGCGCGCACACCCGGGATGACTCGGTCACAGGGGGACGAGTCGGATCAGGTCGCTGAGGACGCCACGCGCTCCACAGGAGCCGTGGAATGCGGCGTCGAGGGATGCGGCCACGATGACGCCGTGAGGGCCGCAGACGAGGCCACACTGCTTCCCGCAGTGGGAGCAGAGCGCGGCGAGCTTCGCGGGGTGGCCGCATGTGATCCCGCGGATCTTCCACACGCAGCCGGGTTCGTCGTCGGCGTGCTCGGCGAGGTGACGGAGGACCTCGTCGTCGCGCTGCTCGACCGGGGACAGGGTGGCGGTCACGACGTCGCTCCGATCTGCGCGAGGATCCGCGCGGTCGTGTCGTCGTCGAGGCGGCGGAGGCCGAGCGCGCCGCGGTACGGGATCGGCTCGGCCAGGGCGCGCGGGTTCGCGAGGAACATGTGCCACTGCCCCATCTCGGACCAGGGCGTGCATTCGCACAGACGTTTCCTCGGGTCGTGCACGTTCACGAGGTCGACGACGCCGATAATCGCTCCGAGCGGACGCATGTGGCTTCCGTCTTCATCAACCGCGATGGGCGCATACAGCGGAGGCGGGCAGATCGTGGCATCCATGTCGTACGCGAGGCCAGCGTGGATCGCGATGGGTCCGCGGTAGTCCCCGGCGATGTTCCGCACTCGGTTCTCGACGGTCTTCCCGCCGTGGATGATGGCCCACGCCCACGGCTGGCGAACGGTGAGGATCCTCATGACCGCACCCCCGGTGCTTCGACCGGGCCAGGGCAGGCGGACACCTGGATCGCGGTGCTCGTCGCCCGGGTCCCGCAGCGTGCGCACACGGGGTTGGTCGAGAACGTGTCCTCGGTCCACCGCCAGTCGTGCAAGAGCACACCCTCTGCCTCCCGGATGATGCCTTCGATCCGCGTGTCCACGTCGAACCCGTGCTGTGCGGTTCTGTGCGCCCGCTGCACGCCCGTTTCCCCCGCAGCCTTCTCCGCATCCGCCGCGGCTTGGATGAGCTGCTGTGCGAGCGCACGCGCCGTCTCCGGCAGCATGTGGGTCCGGTGGCCGTCCGGGGTGGGGAACGTGAGGAGTTCCACCTCCCCGTCATCCGTCCAATCAGCCTCAGCGATCTCGACCGTCTTCGACTCCCGGAGGATCACAGCCCCAGCCCCTCACGGATCTGGCGGTCATCGTCCGGTCCCGGCGTCTCGCCGATCAGGACTAGGTACGCGATGAGGTTGGCGATGCGCTGCTGCTCCACCAACGCGAGCGTCGCGTGCACCTGGGCCGCCGCGATCACGTCGCTCTTGGACTCGCCCGTCTCCGAGGTCCACTCCTGCGACGGTCGTTGATCCGCGATGCCGAGCAAACGGAGAGCTTCATCGGCACCTGTGGCGCGGACGTGCGCGTAGCGCAGCTTCACCTTCGTGACGTCCGCGTCGGGGTAGAACGTCACGCCGTTCTGCCAACCCCCCTTCGTCTTCTCCGCGATCGGGTACTCGGTGAGGTCACCGCGCGTCACCTCGATGCGCGCGATGGTCCCGTTTTCGATGACGTCGGTCATGACTGCTCCCATCCGAGGGCGGCGCGCACCTCAGCACGCCGCGCGTTCTTCTCCTCGACCGCGGCCTGCGTGACCGGGTTCGTGTACGTCTTGTCGTCGTGCTTGAGCACCGCCGCCGGCAGGGCGAGCGCGGTGAGCTGATTCGCCAACCGGAGTTGCGCGGTGAGGTCGTCGATCGCGTCGACCTGCGTGCGCCTCCCTGACGCGCTCAAAACGGGGTCTCCGAATCGGAGGAGCCGGGAGTGATCCACGGCTCGTCAGCGGGCGCTTGACGCTGCCCAGACCCACCCCCACCGGAACGGGTCACCTGCGCCGTCGCGTAGCGGAGCGAGGGGCCGATCTCGTCGACCTCCAGCTCGATCGCCGTGCGGTTCTGGCCCTCGCGGTCCTGGTAGGCCCGCTGCTTGAGCCGGCCCTGCGCGATCACCCGGGTGCCCTTCGTGATCGACTGCCCGACGTGCTCCGCCGGGTCACCCCAGACCGAGCAGCGGAGGAACAGGGCATCCCCGTCCTTCCACTCGTTCGACTGCCGGTCGAATGCCCGTGGGGTCGACGCGATGGTGAAGTTCGCGACGGGCTTGCCGTTCTGCGCATACCGCAGCTCCGGATCCGCGACCGCGTTCCCGACGACGGTGATGATGGTTTCATTGGCCATGCTGTGCCTCCTCAGGCGATGAATTCGTTGGCTTGGTACTTCGACAGGACCCGGGAGAACTGCCCCTGCCAGATGAGCGTCAGTTCCCCGGTCTGCCCCTGACGGTTCTTCGCGACGATGACCTTCAACTCGTCACGGCCCGGGGCCCGGAACCGGTGCAGCAGCAACACGACATCCGCGTCCTGCTCGATGGCTCCGGACTCGCGCAGGTCGGTCAGCTGCGGTTCCGCGGCCTTCCCCTTCCGGCCGGCGTTCGCACGGTTCAGCTGCGACAGGGCGATCACCGGGACAAGCCACTGCTGCGCGGCGAGCTTCAACGCCCGCGAGAACCCCGCCACCGCCTGCTGCCGGTTCTCGACCCGCTCGTGCGTGTTCAGTAGCTGCAGGTAGTCGACGATCACGACCGGGTTGCGCCGGTAGATGCGGTGCACGGACCGGACGGCGGCTTTCAGCTGCGGGATGGTGGACACGTGCGACGAGTCGACGATGACGATCGGCAGCTTCTCGAAGTGTGCGGCGGCCACCTCAGCCGCTTCGGTCTCCGTGTTCGACAGCCGGTGCTTGTTCAACGACCCGATGAACACCTGGCTGTGCGCGGCGATCATGCGGCCCGCGATCTCCTCACGCGCCATCTCGAGCGACACGAACAGGACCGGCCGGTGCTCCGCGAACGCGAGGGCGATCTGCACCGCCATCATCGATTTCCCGTCGCCGGGTCTCGCGGCGGCGACGTACATGCCCCCGTCGCGGAACCCGAAGATCAGCTGGTTCAGGTCATGCCACGGTGTCGGCGTGTACGACGGTTTCTCCGCCAGTCCGGCGACGTAGTCCCGGATCCACGACCCGATCGGATGGACACCCTTCACGACCCCCGCGTCGACGTCGTCGAACGCCGCCCTCGCGAGCTCCACCATGTCCTCAGTGGGGAGGCCCTGGTCGTTCGCGAGCGCGATCGCTTTCGCTGCCCCGTCCCGCACGCGGCGCCGTTTCGCTTCGTCGAGGACGATGCCCGCGTGATACCCGGCAGCGGACGCTGTGGCCACCGCGTCGGTGAGGGAGTAGATCAGCGTCGCGTCGACATGCCCCACGAGCTCCCCTGCGGCTGCCAGAGCCGCTTCCACGGCGACAGCGTCCGTAGGGTCCCCTGCGTCGTGCAGTCGCCGCACAGCGGCGTACACGGCCTGGTGTGCCGGGGTTGAGAAGTCCGAGGGTTGCAGGATCTCCGCGACCTCGTCGTACGCGGCCGGGTCGAGCATGACCGCACCGAGAACAGAACGCTCCGCCTCCACGCTCACGACGTCACCGCCCGTCGCTCCGCAGCGAGACGCTGCTCCGTCACATTCCCCGCGTACGACACCGACACCGGAGGCGCGAACTGCTCAGCGAGCGCGATGATGTCCGCCGGCATGATCGGGTCCCGGCTGTGCTGGTAGTGCTGATCCAGCGCCCACGCCGCAGCCTTGACCGGAACGTCGGCGAGCAGACGAGCCCACGACGTCGCCATGTCCGCCCGCTCCTCCGGATTGTTCCGGCGCATCCGCACGTCGAGACGACCCGCCTCCGTGAACAGCGCGTTCACCTCGAACGGAGTCATGCGGTCACCGCCCGCTGCTGACGAGCCGCGAGGATGTCGTGCACCTGCGCACCCTGCTCGTACGACGACACCGAACCAGGACGGGAGCCCTGCTCCTCCTGCCGGAACTCGGCCTGCTTCCGCAGCCAGTTCGTGAACCCGGCATTCCAGTTCTTCAGCCGGCGGTGCTTCCGTACCGCGTGCTCACGGAACCGCTGGTACTCGGCGCGCACGTCGAGGTGCAGCGCAGCGGCCTTATCGATGTGACTCTGGTTCGGTCTCCACTCGTCCGGGATGAGCGTCCCGTCGACGGATTCATCCGGCGACAGAAGAACCTGGTCTTCTTCCAGATGGTGTTCTGTGGACTGGTGTTCTCTTGTGTTCGGTTCTCCGCCGTCGGCTGAACCGCTTGCGGCTGAACCGCTTGCGGAGAATCGACCGGTGTCCGATTTTCGGGAAGCGGTCGGATCGGTCAGCCGGTACTCGACCTCACCGAACTGCCCGCGCGATCCGCGGCCCTGCTCGACCTCGAGATACCCCGCCTCCCGCAGCTCGTCGACCGCGGCTCGGATCGCGTGACGCCCCTCGGTGCCCTCTTTCGCGAGGCCCTCGATGGTGAGCCGCCAGCCCACCCGGTGCGACAGGATCTCCGTCAGCAGTCCCCGCGCCCGACGCGAGAGCTTCTTGTCTCTCGCCCAGTCGTTCGGGACCTGCGTGAACTGGCCCTCGAAGGCCAGCCCAGCTCGCAGAATGCCCATCAGCTGTTCCCTTCCACTTCCACGGCGCGGCCGTCCACGGTCAGCAACCACCACCCACCGGACAGCCGGCGCACACGCACCCGCTCCGGCCTGTACTCATCGGTCCGCGCCGTTCCCGGGATCAGATACCCGAGCTCGAACGCGACGTCCCTGTTCTTCTCTGCCCAGTGGTGACACCCGGTAGGCGAAGTCGCGTGACCGCAGAGGGTCAGCGCGTTCGCCGGGCTGTTCACCATCGGGTCCTTCGACCCGCCCATGCCGCGCGGGCGACGGTGGTGCAGCGACCACCCGAACCCGCGCTCGTGCCACTGCAAGGGCCGGAGGCAGCGGAAGCACCTCTCCCTGTCCCGGTCGAAGAACACGAGCCGCACCGTCGCCGGGGTGAACTCCCCCACGGCCATCAGGACCACCACCCCGGGGCGGTGCCCCAGTGGATGCCAGCTTCGCGGGCGATCTCGTCCGGTGTCGGGGTCTGCCCGAGCCCCTTGGCCAGGTCTCCGCGGGCGCACCGCAGCATGACGATCCCGTCCTCGGTGGTGACGGTGAGCTTGTGTGTCTTCCGCTCGTGCGCGCCCATCAGGCACCTCCGCCGTACGTCTCGGCTGTGCGCATCTGCCGTGCGTCGACCGCATCCGACCGGGTCTTGTCGATGTCCTTGTCCACCGTGCGGAGGTGTTCCTTCACACCCCGCCATGCGGCTTCGGCTTCGTGCATCCGGTTCCGGTGTGGTTGCGCATCGGCATCAGCGATGACCGTCGCAGCCGACACCGAACGGCCAGCCTCGACCTCGGCCCGCTTCCGCTCCTTGAGCGTCGTCTCGTACTTCGATCGGGCTGTCCCGACCGTCGTCGCCGCGGCTGCGTGTGCTCGCCCGAGGACACCGCGGGTGATGATCAGCCGCTCCATGTGCGACTCACCGGCTGCGTCCTTCAACGCGTCGAACAGGTCCGCGTGCAACGCGTTGCCCGGGTCGAACGGGGCGATACCGAGGCGGGCGATGAACCTCTCCAGCGGGGTCATGCGACACGCCCCCGACCCGCGGCGACCGCGATCTCCAGCTGCCGTTCCGGGGACACTAGACCCGACACCCGCACCGGCCACACCACCCCGCCGAACGTGTCCATCCGACGGTGCAGCCGCACCTCGTACGAGGCGAGGTAGCGGGAGAACCCTGCAGCCCACCCGTTCACGACCAGGCCTCCCCGTCACTCGATCGCGGGACAGGTCTGGTAGCCGCCTCCACGGGATCTGCAGCGTGGCTGAGTACGTCACGGCGAGGAGAGCTCTCCCAGTCGGTGGGGTACTGGCTCACCTCCGGACGAGACCACGTGATCGAAAGCTGCTTGTGGATGCGGCGGTCGAAGTACAGTTCGTCCGGCAGACGAAACGCCACGCCGATGACCTGCCCCGGGTAGCGGTTCAGCATCACGAGCGGAGCACGCTCGGCAGGAGTGACCACCACTGCACGCCACGGCCACCGAAGATTCCCAAGACCCTTGATCCGGACAGTCATGACGTCGCCGCCTTATCGACCCGGACCCGCTCCGACGTCCGCAGCTCGTAGACAACCTCAGCCCCACCATCGGTACGCGCCGTCACGTACACGCAACCCGGCGACCCGTGGTGCCGAACCGCGACAACGGTGGAAACCCCGCCAGAGAGGCGCACAACGTCGCCCAGGCGCACATGCCGTGCCTCCACCATCCCCGGGATCAGCCCGCCGAGCACCCGCCAGTCCAGGTGAGCGGCCGCCCACTCCGCCCCAGCACGGAACCCATCCGCGGAACAGATCCGGGTGACCTCGTTCTCCGGGCCGAAGTTCGCCGGCTCCCACGAGTACGCCGTGACCGCGTCATCCAGCGACGCCGTGAACCCGCTCATGCCGGGACCTCCGCCGTCGGCCAGTCCGCCACCGGCTCACCCGAAGCCACCGGCTCAGCGGGCGCCCACGCATCCGGGTCCGGCCCACCAAGCTCCGCACGCCGCGCAGCCATCGCGTCCGCGTACGCCTTGACCCCGTCGATCCTGAGGCCCTTCGCGTGAGCGTCGATCTTGTCGAGCTCGGACGCGTCGGGAGCCTTCGCGATCGCCGCCACCGCCGCCGCGACTTTGTCCGCCGCGGTCTCCCGCGACACCTCGTTGCCCGCACGGTCCGCCACGGTCGTCGCATGCGTCCGCTCTCCCGCACCCGACCCGATGCCCAGGTCGGCCCACAGCTTCTCCACCGTGAACCCCGGGTACTGGCGGGGACCCTCGAGCATCACCCGGATCGACTTCAGCTTCGTGATCAGGAACTGGCCCCGCTCCCGCAGCTCCACCACCCCGGCCGCGTCGAACACCAGCGACTTGTGCGCCTGAACCTTCCAGTCCTTCGCCCCGGTCGGCTGCCCGTTCTCCATCACCGCAACCGGATCCAGGCGGGCAGTCAGCACCACCGGGCCCTGGTGCAGACGGAGCGTGTTCATCACGTCGTTCCACTGGTCCGCCGCGAGGTTCCACAGATCCATCGAGATCGTGAAGTCCCCGTTCGGGTTCCGCCGGCCCTTCGCCCGCTTGTTCGCGATCGCCTGCACGTTGTCCTGGATCAGCGTCCACAGCCGCGACATCGAGTCCACGACGATCAACGTCTGCAGATCACCCACAGCGGGTTCCTCCACCGCCGCCTTGATCGCGGCGAGGATCCCCGGGTACGTTCCGTCGTTGACGACGATGTCGAACTCGACACCCGGGATCAGCGAGTACTCGTCCGGGTCGTCCTCACCGATCCCGATGTACAGCGTCCGACCCACCAGGGGCGACGCTGATGCGGAGAGCGCCGCGAACGTCTTTCCCGCACCTTCTCGTCCTGCGAGCAGCAGGATCGGCCACGACGGTCTCCCCGTCGGCCTCCTCGTAGTCAGCACCATCTCAGTCCTCCTCGAACTCGTACGCGCACCAGGGGCACAGCCCCTCCTTGTCGATGACCACCCGGCGTTCACACCGCGGGCACTCGGCCGGGATCTTCGGATCCCCGACCAACAGGGGCCAGAACACCGACCCCGACTCCTTACGCAACTCCGCCAGCAACTCCCCCTGGCTGAGCTCCCCGATCGCAAGCTGCAACGTGAGGACGTCCTGCACGCCCCGCCAGTACCCCGACCGGTGCCCCTGCTTGGCCGACACCCCCAGCCGGTGCTGCCGCACATCCCAGAACGCCGACTCCGCAGCCTCCTGCTTCGAGCCCAGGGCGACACGGATCTGCGCCATGTCGAAGCCCGACAACGACGCGCTGCGGCCGGTCATCAGTCCTCGTCCTCCATGTCGCCGAAGTCGAGCGCGCCCTCACCCGTGCGGGCCTTGTACTCCGCCGCCTGCAGCTTCCCCGCAGCCGCCGCCCGCTCCTCGTCGAACAACGGCTCGATGTGCACCGCCGCGACGATCGGGTACTTCTCGTCCGCGATCTCGTCGTGGATCACCTTCGGGATCTCGTACGTGACGATCGCGGTGATCCGCTCCCCCGCCTTCGCCGCCTCGATGAGCCGCAGCTCGTTGCCGAACATCCCGTTCCGCTCGGCCTTCGGCGCACCGTTCTTGAACGCCGTCGGCTTGATCTCCGTAGTCATGTCCTGATTCCTCTCTCCTGACGCACGAGGTGTGCGCTCGTGCCCTGCCCGGTCTCGAAACCGGCGCCGTCCCTACACGGCCACAGGGCCACCCGTCAGTCAGTGACGCGGCGGATCTGATCCGCCTGCTCCCGCTTCTCCCGGATCTCGTACAGGCCCGGCCCGATGCCGTTCGCCCCGTGCTCATCGGTGTGGATGAGCTGCGCCGACTCCCCGGCGGGGACCGCGACGATCGCGAGGCACTGCCCGTCGGTGACGCGGGCGTACAGCACCCCCGGGGAGTCGAAGCCGCGGTGCAGGAAGTGGGAGTTGCCGGTCGCCTCACCGAACACGACCTGCACGCCCTCGTCGGGGACGGGCAGCAGCTTCACCATCGACCGGTCAGTCGGGACGATGATCAGGTCACCCTGCGCCTGCGGGCCGGTCAGGACCGGCACCTCCGCATCCGCGATCAGGTGATCCGGGACCGTCACGCCCACCTTCGTGAGCGCCTCTTCGTACGTCATCTGCATGATCTGGTTTCCTTCTCTCTTTCTCAGGTGCGTCGAGCCAGGTCGGCGTAGACGCTGGGGTGCACGTCGTACTGCCAGGCAGCAGCGGCGAGCGGGTCAGTGATCGACGCGGGAACCGTCTCCCCGTACAGGCGCAGAGCACCGTTCCGGTCAGGGCTCCCGTTCGTCATGACGAGCAGGTTCACCGGCTCGTCGTAGAACTCGGCGGGTAGCGCGTACAGCGCCAGCTCGTGCGGCTCGTTCGCCGGGTCCGGGCACGTCGCGATCGGCGTCGACCCGAGATGCTGAACCACTCGCGGCCACCCGATCCGTTCGAGCGCGGCACGCCGCTGCTCCGAGTTGTCGAGCTTCAACGCCCGGTCGATGTGCTCCGGGGTGACGTCGTCCTCGATCACCCACGCGGGGACACGGATCCCGTGCCACGCGTGCACCGCCCACCCGTCCCGGTACAACAGCGCCGGCCCGTCCTCACGGTGCAAGCGCCGCGACGTCGTCGAGAACGCGAAACGACTCGACTCCAGCTCCTGGTTCACCTCGACGGGACGCTCCGTGCACACGACTACCCCGTCGTACGGGAACCACCACCCCGTCGACCGGGAGATCGTCGCCCACAGCCCGAGCTGTTCCGAACGCTTCGGGTCGTAAGTCACCAGCGACTGCTGCTCCGGGAACAGGTAGTACGCGATCCAGTACGCCTCGTGCTGACCCCACCAGGCCTCACGGTTGGCGGCGTCTCGCGCACGACCGAGGAGCGAGTCCCTGAGCGAGTCCCCGAGCGAGACCCTGAGCGAGACCCTGAGCGAGTCCCTGAGCGAGTCCCCGAGCGAGACCCTGAGCGAGTCCCCGAGCGAGACCCTGAGCGAGTCCCCGAGCGAGACCCTGAGCGAGTCCCTGAGCGAGTCCCCGAGCGAGTCCCTGAGCGAGACCCTGAGCGAGACCCTGAGCGAGTCCCCGAGCGAGACCCCGAGCGAGACCGCCGCGGGAGTGAGCTTTCCGGACAGGATCGCGACTGCCAGCGCACCTGTCGCCGGGGAGTCACACCACACGAACTGTGGTGCGGGTTTTCCGATGATCTCGTACATGCGGGTGATCGCCGCCTCCGTTGCCGGACGATCCGACGGCTCCGTGTAGGTGCCGTACCGGTACCACTCCGCGTGATGCGCGCGGAGAGCTTCTTCCTGCTCGCTGGTCAGCGAGTCGATGCGCGTGCCCATGCTCAGATCCCTTCGTGGTTGGGTCGCTCGAGGTGCGACCAGTGCGTGCCACAGCGGATGCCGGACACGAGGCTCTGTGAGATGTGGAAGCGGGCCGCGATGGTCCGCTGATGGACGCCACCAGCGAGGAGCTCGAGCACCGAGATGGCGTCTGACTCGGACAACCGGCTTCGGGGGTGGGCCGCGCCGCGAACGTGTCGTCCGCGCGTGACTCGGTCCGCGGAGTTGTCCGCGTGCGTCCCGACGCGGAGGTGCGCGGGGTTGACGCAGGGAGGGTTGTCGCACGAGTGCAGGACGATGAGACCGGTCGGGACGGGCGAACCCGTCGCAAGCTCCCACGCGACGTGTGTCGCGACGAGGGTTCGCCCCTTTGAGCCGCCTTCGTTGATGGCGCCGTAGCCGCGTCCTCGACGAGGGCCTTCCCATTCCCAGCACTCGTCAGGCGCACCGACAGTGAACTTCTCAGCGAAGCGCTCGGTCAGCGGCCGACGGGCGATGGTCATGACGCACCCCCAACCGGGGTGACGGTGACGTGCACACCAGGCGCCTCGCCGTACACCTTCGACGTCTGAACTTCCACGACCTGCGAGTCGTCGCCCCACACCTCACCGGAGTCGGTGATCCCGTCGAGCAGGGCACGGAGCAGCTTGTCCAGGTCGGGTCGGACGTGCGGGAACTCCCGCTTCACCGACGCCGGCCGGGCGAGCACGAACGCCGCCTCCACCCGCACAGGGCCGGTGAGCGCCGGACGATGCACCCACGTCGCCGCAGCTGCCCGGGCCACGGCCTCACGCCACGGCTTCAGCAGCGCCGGGTTCTTGTCGACGATCACCGCACGCCCACCCCGCACGAACGCGGTCTTCGAGCCCTGTGGCTGCGGCACACCGGCCACGAAGAACGGGGCGCTCACGACTGGACCTCCGTCGTGAAGGGGCGGCGTCCGCGTCCCTGCTGCTCATCGCACAGGTCACATCGGAGTTGGTCGCGCTCATCCGCGATACGCAGGAGGAGGTCGAACTCCTCGGGCGACAGCTCGACGATGCTCTGGAACACGCCGCGCCACTGCCGCAGGTTCGCGAGCATGCGGGCGTCGCTCTCGGCGCTCACGAGCGGTCCTCCCGTGCCTTTGCCGCGTATCGCCTTGGGAACTCCGGGTAGATCCGCCACGACACGGGCCGCAAGCCGGCTTCGTGTGCGCGCGCAATGAAGCAGACGGGGCAGAGGTTCCAGGTCACGTTGTCCGTGAACCAGACCGGGGTGTCGAGGGTGCCGCAATCCATGCACGGGCCATCGCCACGCGCTGCCTCCGGGAAACTGCGCCGCTCGGCGTCGGTGACCGTCCCACGGGGACGAACCGCGATGGCGCGCACCCGGTCGATGAGCGCGAGAACAACGTCCGGCGACGCAGCCGCGATGTACTCCGCGTTCGGGCCGTGCCCATCCTCCGACGTCGCGATGATGTCGGGGCCGTCGAGCGCTCCGATGAATCGGTGCGCCCAGTAGTTGACTTCGGGCTCGTCTTTGCCCATGCCGTCGAGCATCCACGGTCCGGGAGTCGCGGCGCGTGCCTTCGCTTCGAGCACGTCGAGGTCCAGCGCTTCGCGTACGTCGTCGGCGGGCGGGGAAGACAGGGCCGCGAGGAATCGATCCAGCTCGGCTCCATCTGCGCGAGCCACTTCCTCACGCCACATGCGACGCGACCACATCCACTCGGCCACAGCCTCGCGGACCTCCGCCTCACTCGGCGTATAGCTCTTGGCGCTCACAGGGTCACCACCAGCGCGAACACCAGCTCCACCAACACCAGGACACCCAGCACACCCGGGAGGACCAGCAGCACCCGAGGCGCCGGACGAGCATCCACCACCGCAGCCACGACGTCGTCACGGCGGACATCCTGCGCGGGCATCGGGCGGTTCACGACCGGCCACCCTTCGGCAGCACCACGAACAGGAACACGAACGGCGACAGCAACACCAGCAGGTCCGCCGCATTGAAACCCGGGACGGCAGCAGCCGGAGCGAGGACCGCCGCAACAGCGATCACGGACAGCCCACCGACCACACGGCGGACAGGGTGAGAACGAACTCTCATGAGGGATTCCTTCGAACAGCGGGCGCGACGAATAACGCCCAGAACAGGCAGGGAAGATCGGGGGGATCTACAGGGGTGAGGGTCAGCGGGCGCCCGTCATACGGTCCGCTCCGGGTAGATGCGACGAGCGTCGCGGATGGTCGGGTCGTCGGTCTCGATCTCCACCTGAGTGTGAGCGTCCCGGAACACCGTCACCGGCTCGTCTTCGTGGCGGGCTGAGTAGACCGTCACCGCGCGCATCCCGCCGGACGGCAGGTCTACGTCCCACACCTCGGCCGGCCCGGCGTCGTACCACGGCTTCGGCTCCGGGTGAGCATCGAAGTAGGCGCGGGCCGCGTCCTTGAACGGGCCGTCGATGGTCGATCCCTCGACCGTGTCCACGAAGTCACCGGTCGGTTCGAGGATGACCCGCACCCGCCGCGCATTCTCGGGTGGATAGGCGTCACGCTGGTAGACCACGTAGTCCGGGTTCTCGGGCCACCTCCACCGTCCGAGGCGGGCGTCCTCCTCAGCCAGGGCCGTCGAACGCACGTACTCGACGTACTCCTTGAGCGCCGCCCCGAGGTCGGACGCCCCAACGAGAAGAACACTCCTCGGCGTATTCACGCTGATGCCAGCGTTCGACTCGGCAAAGGTGTAGCCGCTGGACGAAGTGAAGTCGTTCACGACGCCACCGCCTCAGCCGAGTGGATCGCATCGCGCAGAACCTCGGGCAACGCGGCCACAGCCTCACTGGCCAGGTTCTCCCGCGCCCGCTGCAGTTCGCTCTGGTACTCATCCCAGTGCGCGGCGAGCACCGTCTCGCGTGCGACCTTGTCTGCTTCGGCGATCAGATTGAAGTTCTGCTCGCCGTCGAGCTCCCGGATCGCCTGCGCCACGTGACGCTTGCAGACAGGTGCGGTACGAACGGTGATACGAGGCCCGCGGTAGTCGCGCTCCTCGCTCGTCACTTCGATGACGGCGACCGGAACCGAGCATGCAACGAGACGCTGCTTCAGGGTGTGGGCGCAGGCCAGACCGTCGCCCGGGTACCAGACACGGATCTGGGCAGACACGGGGCGCTTCGACCCGCGCACCTCACCAGAAACGGCGAGCGTGAACCATTCTTCGACGTTCGTGCTCACGGCCGAACCTCCGCACCGGTGTCACGCGTGACGACCCGGGTGCTCGCTACCCATGCGTCGATCTCCGACGCGAGGTAGAGCACCGTCCGCAGGGTGGGCTTGTAGAAGGCGGGACCCTTCCGCTTCTTGCGGAGGTCCTCGAGGATCACAGTCGTCATGCCCGGCACGCGGGCGCACACCTGGTCAGGTGACAGCCACACGGGATCCGGCGCCGAAGACGCCTTCTTGAGTGGAGTGACGTTCCCCATGCTCAAGCCGCCTCGTCAGGCTTCGGATCCTCGGTCGTGACGAGCACGAACAGGGAATCGAACGAAGCGTGCGGGAACGCAGCGGCGAGCTTCGCGAGGAACTCGTTCGACGCGACCGTCTCCCCCTTGCGCACTCTGCGGAGGGTGGAGTCGTCGACGCCGATACGACGCGCGAACTCGGTGTCCGTGGGGATACCGTGCGCGTCACGGAGCTGGTCCAGTCGACGCGGGTCGACCGTCAGGTGGTGGGCTCTTGCGCCCGTGCTAGTGGCTGGCATGCGTGCAACCGTAGGGCATGAATGGACGTCATGCAACCCTTTTGCACGCGCGCAATTCACGGGCATGGGCGCGCCACAGAGAAACCCCAGGTGTGCGCGCACTTTCTTTGCACGCATGCAACTCCGACGTGTAGCGTTGGCCAATGTGAGCGAGAAGACCTGGGGCGTGTACGTCCAGACGAACAGCAACGGCGAACAGAAGAGCGCGATCGCGGGGAAGCTCCACGTCGACCCGTCCACCGTGGGCAGGTGGATCAGCGGGCATACCCAGCCGAAGCCCCTGCAGGTGATCGCGTTCGCGCGCGCCTACGGCCTCTCCCCCATCCCAGGACTGATCGCCGCCGGATACCTCACCCCCGAGGACGTCAGCGGCGAAGTCGTCATTGAGTCCTCCCCCACCCTCGACAGCATCGCCACCCACACCCTCATCGACGAACTCGAACGACGCCTCGAGGTCATGTCGCATTACGCCGGATGGATCCGAGCCATCGCCGCCGGAGGGACAACGCCGGCCCGACTCAGCGAGCACGTCCTCCGCTACCTGGACCCGACCGCACCGCCGCGGTCCGTGCAGGGCGCGGACTTCGCGGCGGCCCTCTCCCCGCACGTGATCGAAGTGCCCGGACCGGACGGAGAACGCACCTTCGGGCTGCCAGACGAACTCACCCGCGCCCGGATGGCCCGCAATGTCGGAGGCCCTTCGCAGACTCAAGAAGTCGCCGCAGACACCCCCACTCGACACGAGGATGACACCGATGACTACACGCCATGAGCGCGACGTTGCGCATCTCGTCGGCGTCGCGAACGAGCTCGGACTAAAAGTCGTCGAGCGTCGCGGCCATCACCGAGGCGGGTACCACGACGGCATCCGACAGATCCGGATCAACCCCGGGATGTCCGTCCGCCTGACACGGTCGATCCTGGCCCACGAGATCGCCCACGCTCTCCACCGCGACGTACCGTCTCCATACGGCCCCGTACGAATGAAACAGGAACGTCGCGCGTGGGAGTGGGCCGCGGTCTATCTCATCGACCCCGCCGACTTCGCTGCAGCCGAAGATGCCAGGTGTGGTCACGCGCCGGCCATGGCGTTCGACCTCGGCGTCACCGTCGAGCTCGTCGATGCGTTCCGGGGTGCGCTCGAGCGAATCGGTGAACACGTCTACCTGCAGCCGCGGATGGGCGCTGGTGGGTGGACTGAGCGAGTCGAGATCCGAGAGACGGCCTGACCATGGCTGGGTCGATCTCCCCGTACACAACCGCCTCGGGGAAGCGATACCGGGTCCGGTACCGGAAGCCCGACGGTCAGCAGACCGACAAGCGCGGCTTCAAGACGAAGCGTGAGGCGGAGACGTATCTCGCCGAGGTGACGGTGTCGAAGGCGACGGGCGGCTACCTGGACCCAGCCCTCGGCAAGAAGACCGTCGCCGTGTTCGGAGAGCAGTGGATGACGGGGCGGCTCGCTCGCCTCAAACCGTCCAGCCGGAACACGATGGAGACGGCCTGGCGTGTGCACGTCGAACCGAAGTGGGGTGGCCGCGGTGTCGCGAGCATCCGGTCCTCCGAGGTGGAGGACTGGGTGAGCGCCCTCATGACCGCGACGGTCGACCGGAAGGCGCTGGGTGCGCAGACCGTACGGCGCTGCGTCTTTGTCCTCTCCAGCGTGCTCGCGATCGCCGAGCGGGACGGTGTGATCCGCTCGTCTCCCACCAAGGGCGTGCAGCTACCGGCGAAGAAGTCGAAGCCGAAGCGGTACCTCACGCACGCGCAGGTCGAGAAGCTCGCCGCCGCGGCCCCCGGACACGAGACGCTCATGCTTCTCCTGGCGTACGCCGGCCTGAGATGGGGCGAGGTGTCCGCGCTTCGCGTCCGGCACCTCGACATGCTGCGGCGACGAATGCTGATCGAGGAGAACGCCGTCCTCGTGAAGGGCGTCTACGAGATCGGCACACCGAAGCACGGCGACGCCCGGGAGGTTCCAATCCCGCTGTTCCTCGTGAAGCCGATCGCGAAGCTCTGCGAGGGCAAGGGGCGAGACGGCTTCGTCTTCTCCAACGGGCCCGTCCCGATGTCGTACCCGCATCGGACGTCTGGCTGGTTCGTGAAGGCTGTCACAGCGTGCCAGATCGCGGACCCCAACTTCCCGACGATCACGCCCCACGATCTGCGCCACACAGCAGCGTCGCTCGCGATCTCCGCCGGCGCCAACGTCAAGGCAGTGCAGCGGATGCTCGGGCATGCCTCCGCAGCGATGACACTCGACGTCTACGCTGACCTATTCGACGACGACCTCGAGGCGGTTGCCGTGGCGATGTCCGAGGCGCGCGCGGCTGCCGTTTCCTGACGGATGTGGGCAGAGCGTGGGCACCACCACGAAAGGCCCCCGGCAGATCACCCGAGAGGGCGACCGGCCGGGGGCCTTGTCAGTGCGGTGACTCCACGGGATCTCGCGGGACTCAGAAGTCCCAGTCGTCGTCCTCGGTCGCCTCGGCCTTGCCGATGACGTACGACGAACCCGACCCCGAGAAGAAGTCGTGGTTCTGTTCCATGCCAGATTTCGCGGGCCGGATACGCGTGGAAGC